GAATACTCTGAATCAAATTCCAATCTCAAAGTTACATACTGAGCTTTAACGCCCATGATCACTCATCCTTATCTGAATCGAAAAAATCGCTAGCAAAAAGAACTTCGATATCTTCACCAAAAAGCAAACTCCAATCCCAAACATTGGGAGCGTCGATAACTTCTGGATCATACGTAACTTCAATAACAACATACTGACTTTTCATAATAACACTCTTTCTTAGTTAAATGGACTAGTCCATGTTTCATATTGGCGCAAAGTAATCTGACCGCTCTTACACAAAGAGTCAGTCCAATCATTCCACGCAGTTCTAATAGCAACCTTATCATCTTTCCCGAACCATTTAATTACTCCGGGAAGAATAAAAGCTTTGAAATCAGCGACTGCTGTGTTCTTTCTCATTTTTCGCTTTCTCATTGTGTAGATCAAATTCTTTATTGACAATCATCATAGCGACATTAACAGCGTCTTTAAAGCCCTGCTCGTATCCAGTACGATAATCTTTATCTCTAAGTTTTTTACCCATAGATATCTCCAAGAAGTCTCTCAGCATCTACAAATACACTTTTATCATAACGAACACCATCAACAATACTTTCTGTCCAGCTAATTCTATACCCAGCAGAATATGCATAATCAGAAACCCAAGCAATCATCTGCTGAACAGCATCTAAGAAACTATCAGCTTCGAACGTATTGCTTAAAGAAACAGTATATTCATCCATAAACAAGCCTTCCAAATAGAGCAAACTGAATAACATTATCTGCATCTGAAGCATCATGATTCTCATAAAAATCATTGACACTCATACTAGCCCAAATTGCAGCTTTCTCAACACCATGAATAAAAGCTGAAAGTGTAAGAACATACTCAACCGGATTACCATTGTCATCCTCTTCTTCAGAATCAAAGATAGAAAGATCACAACCACGACTAAGACATTCACTTGCACAACCAGCACCCTCAGGCCAAACATTATGACGAGGTTCTACATAACTACACCAATAATTAATACCACCTTCAAGGGCTGTGCAAAGAATATTGTCAACCATCTCACCAGTAATCTTATATGTAGTCATAATTTCTCCTACATAGTCATTCGACATATCAATAACAGTCATTAGTAATTATAATCCTCTCTAGAGCTAATATATTGGTCAATAGCAAAATCATCAGCCCGATCTTGCATTTCTGCATCATACTCATCCCAAGTGGGAAGTCCACAATTCTCAATGCAATGTTCACCCTCATCATCAAAATCATGATAACAAAGATCAACATCTTCATAAGGATTGTCGGGAGGAGATTCTAAAGGCTTGTAACTATTAGCAAGCATTCTTTTGAATTCATAATTCATGCTTTCCACCAACCTTCATCTGGATCATCACAAATATAAAGCTCTTCAGAACAACCACAAGGGCACTGAAAACCAGTAACCCAAAAGCCTTGCCACATAGGATCAAAATAACTAGCACCGCTACAATAAGGAGTGCCACAATATTTATCACTAGGCCTATCTTCAAACTCTCCAAGAAAATCTGGAGCATCAAAATCAGGCTCTTCCAACTCCATCTGACTGCTCATTCTTAATCAACTCCTCATGTTGTTCGATATTCTTATCAATCTTACGAAACTTAGAACCGGAAGGATTAGAAAAATACTCAGCAATAGGACCTATATCTTCACCGGCACCATACTCGAAAACACGAAGATACCAATTGCTAAGATTAACTCCATACTGATTTTCAATAATCCTTGCCGCTTTCCTAGCAGCTTCATCTACAGAAAGAGCTTCAGTAATTTGAACTGCAACTCTAGCCTCTACTACATAATAATTTTCATTTGCCACTTTAACCTCACAATAGAGCAATAAAAAAGATAATTGGAGCAGCAATAAACAGGATCAGGAAAATTCCAAATACGCTGAAGATCGCCATTCCAAAGAAAGCAACCAATAACACAAAAATTGTAAAACGGATAAAGTCAGAAAAATACACATAATCTCCCTCGTCTCTACATTATTGTAGCACTAAGCATCATCCTTTCCCATTCAACTTAAGAATAAGATTGGCGATATGATTGTCAGCTTCTGCTCTAAAACCGAGATCATCATCATGAAGCTTACTCTTAAGATGATCGTATTCATGAACAAGAGTGCCAATCAACGTACTCTGATCTCTAAAGGAATTGATAGAGATATAAACATTGGATGTTTGCATATTTGCAACACCAAGAACAGAATCTTGTTCACCCTGAGGGACAAAGAACTTAGTATCCCTAACATGGAAATCATAGTCAGGAAGAAAAGACTTAACCATATCAAGAGACTCTTCATACAGATTACGATTCTTACCAGTAAGAGTCATAAACTCATACTCAACTTCATCACCAAGAATATCTTCCGCAGTCGGAACACCACAGCGACCAAGAATCTTATACAAATAATCACTCTTGATTTCCACAACAGACTGATTGCGAATAGAAAACTGTGTCTTAAACCGCATCAAATCTGAACTTACAGCAATAGCGTCACCATGAATCTCATTCCAAGCTGAAAGAAATGCACTATCAGTCTTATTGCCAAACCATGATTCAATATTGTAGGAAGGAATACTCCACTCCCAGCGCTTCTTATTTGCACAATAAATCATCTGCTTTGCAATATCAACATGATTAGCATCATTACCATTAAGCTGATACAACATTGACGTAACCTTAGTACCAAGTTCATAAGTATTACGAACTCTACGTTCTTCGTTAAGCGTAATGTTATTGAACTCATAATCAAAGATTGAAAGATCAGAACTTGATTCTGAATGAACAAGAACACCCTTGTAGTAGAAATTAGGCTCATGATCAAAGGACTTGAAAATCTTTCCAGAATAATCATTGCTGGAAAGCGGAGTACGCTTGATAGAGAAATACTTATCAAAGTCTTCGATAATATCAAGCAGAGGCTTGACTGCACTCAGATAAACAGCAAACTCTCCATCAACGAACTTTACCTCATCAACAACTTCAATCGAATACTCTTTGCCGCTATCAGTGAACTCATCCAAAGCATTGCAAAAAGCTTCACGAAAAATCTGAAACTCAGAATCCCAAGAAAGAACACCGGCATCAACAGTAAAAGAAGAAGGTTTCAATACCTCATCATTATACAAATAATAGACACACTCAATACCACCCTCATCCTGAACAACATACTGCATTTTATACTCGCCAAGACTATCTCGGCCAACATTAATCCAATCCCAACCATTACGCAAAGCAGCAATTGGAGCGAATTTAGAACCCGAACCAAATTGGCCAATTGTATTCTCATTCTCACGCTTTGTCGAAAGACCTAACTTTTCCAAAAACAAACGATTAACATCGTCTGCCTTATTCGCAATTCTAATGTACGACATCTAAACGCTCCTTATATAAGGTCAGATAAACTGTTTCGATTAACTGATACTATCTTAGCAGTCGTTACCTGTCTGAGATAGATATTTAACCGGCACTCACAAAGTTCTTGATTAGGGTTTCGATTTATGTTTCGAAAAGATTTTCGGGCGAACATAATTATCTACCTAATCATGCGCCCAGCAAATTAGGTACATAATTAGGCTTGAATTTAATACAAAAAAATGGAGGCTCTAATTGAGCCTCCATTCTTTTTGAAAAAGTATTCAGTTTTACTTTAAAGAAAGATCTAACGCAGACCTAACTTACTAGAACAACCCGGCCAAGCACCCCAACCGGAAGAAGCCAAAACTTTCTCAGCGACTATTATTTGCTGCTCTCTAGAAGCTTCCCAAGGATTTGGAGAAAACTCTCCACCACCAAAAGAAAGCCACGTCGAATAACTACGTTGATGCATGAACTGAAGTCCACCACCAAACCCGTTACCCGTATTAATTGCCCAATTACCGCCAGACTCACACTGCGCGATAGCATCCCAAACTGAACCATCAGAGCTAACTGAAGTCTCAATAACAGGAGGAGCTTCTACTACAACAACTGGAGCTACATAAACCGTTGTCGTAGTAGTATTCAACCAACTTAAATCAATAGTTGTAGTAGTAGTAACTTCTTCCACAACTACCGGCGAAACTTCTTCTACAAAAACAATGCTATAATCATTACTAAAACTTCCCGTACCAGCAGAAGCAACAGTTGTAGCAATTGCACTAATAGCAATAACTACAGAAATTGCAACTACAATCATAGACTTCGTAAAAACATTCATATAACCTCATCTCTACAGTCCTCTCTCTACGCAGGATATGGCTTTATAAGGGATATAAACAACTTCCCGGATATCGACACTATATCTAAAGCCCGTCTGCCTAGTTACAAATACGCCATCACTACAGATAGCTCGTATATACCCTATGTATACCTTGTTTGTATGGAGGAGATTTATTTTTACTTCTACTTGTTTCTCAACAAGCTCATCGAAGTACTCAATCTGATTTTTCCACATATCGAATACCTCGGTGTACCATTATATCAAATAATGGGTTATTTTCAAAGTCTACAATCCATTCCAAAGCAATTCCCAGCTTTTTTTGTTGGAAATCGGGGTGTAGTCATCGAAATTTTTACCGCTTATAAGGCCCAGAAAAATATGCCCGGGTCCATTGCCTTCGGCATCACAAGCGATCTCAAGCTGAAAAATGTTATCATTCGCATCTTTGACTAAAATAACAGGCCAAACAGCGTCAGATCCAGTCTCAGTAGCAGAACTAGCGTCTACCTGAACAATTGTGCAGCCAACAAGGCCACTCAGCTGCTCCCTGACCATCTGAATATTCGCATCAATATTTGACATATTAGACATCTATATCATCCTCATTTTCGTAATCTTTGACAACAAGTCGAAGATCAAGACAAAAATCTTGAGCCTGATTGCTATCAACCAAACTTTGCTGACTAATTGAAGCAAGAAAACTATCAATATGAAGAAAAAGCTCCCTGCAGAAATCTGCAGGGAGCTTCTCCTTGCCATCTGCTAAAGCATTCAAGCAGTGACCTTATCCTTAACATTGCGACGAACCGAAGTCTTCGCAATCTTGTTTTCCTCAATAACCTCAACCTCAACATCGGAGTATCCGTGGAAGTAAAGATCTCCAATAGCATCATTGTCGTCATGCTTGCGATAAACAATCTTAACCTTCAGACCCATCTGAAGTGCAGCCTGACGAATACGCTGCTGAAGTGCATTGTACTTATTACCGGCTTCAATGTTCTTAACAACCTGAACTTCACCACTCTTAAGCGCTTCCTGAATCTGCTTACGCTCTTCAGAAGGACGACCTCCACCACGACGAACTGTAGGAAGGGAATCAGTGACTTCAATATTAAGCATTATATCTCCTATTTATATCGGAATTTTTATTTGGTAGAGGCTTTATGAGGGACGTTTTGCAGGCCCGGGTGCCTCTGGGATCAGTATAGCGGACCATCAGGCGAAACCTACGTCAATCAGGATTTTTTTCTATTCAACAAATCTAACAGCAAAATTTATCTGACGCTATTTGGAGAGGCTTTTGGTGATGTTCTGCGAGACGAATTTGTCTTAAGGATACGACCCTTCTTAAAGAAGACTCCTCCCCAAAGGCCATAACCGTCCTTCTGAGCAGCGCCTGCTTCCCTACACTCATTCTTTACTTCGCACCTCTCACAGATAGAGATGATTTCAAACTTCTTCTTCGGAGTCATCTGTTCGAAGTCCTCAAAGAACAACGAAGTATTCATGCCCCTCTTTCTGCAAAGGGCTTTATTAAGATCACTAATATTCAAATTATCTCCTAGATAATCTCAAGCCAGCTTTTAATATCATCTGGCAGTTCTTTTGGTTTTTCTGTTTCAATTACACCCTTGGATGTCAAAGTTCTCTTGATAGCGCCATCTGCTTCTTCACCTTCAAGAGTGGTGAAATCGACAGCATCTAATATTTCAATATCAATCTCAAAATCTGATGACATATTAGAAATGCACATAAACGTAGCGCCAGCAACTGAGTCAGCCAAATCCTTGGAGCCAGTTGTCGGATGGTCAACCTTAGTGTTATTGATAAGCTTAAGTTTAAGAAGCTCATCTTCCACCAAGATATCATTCCAATAGCCACGCAATCTTCCATCATAGATAGCAGTAGATAAAGTATCGTAATCCTTTTTCGCTACTGTATGGAGATCTGCATTGATACCAAGAGATCTAAGAGACTGAATCATATCAGCACTGTTCCATTGATCGAAAGTAACCGATACAACAGTAAAGCGCCTAGTCAATTCGGCAATCGTTGTTCTAATCGCTGCAAAAGGAATTTCGGAGTTATCTTCTGCCTTCCAAGACTGGATATAATCCATTTCAATGATAGGAAGATTTTCTACACCGCCAAGAGTTTTGATCTGCTTAAACCCCGGCGAATGAACCATGCAAACAGCAGCACGATCTCGTTTAAGACCAAGATCAACATGGATATATCTCGCATGAGTATCACTACCCAAAAACCACTCAGCAAATCTGCCTTCTTCATCGACGGGAGTCTGCTTGTATCTAAACGCAGCACGAACAGATTCCGGATCTCTGAAGTAGGCGTCCACCATCTCTGGGGGTTCGCACATGAACCTAGCGCGAGCCATGATAGGATCGCGCCTGAACTCGTTCTCAAACTCCTCTTTATGGCGGGTGGGATTGACTTCCCACGTCGAAGCCTTAAGCGCCCAAGACTGGGCCTCACGATAGCCTCCACGGTTGCCCATCTTCTCATCAAGTACGATACCACCCTGCTCAACTAAGTCGTCAATAACAGACTTATATCTCTGCTGAATGAAGTCTCCCCTGAATCTTGGGAAAGAAAGAAGAACAACCTTTCCGACACTTGGAAAGCGTGAAGTAATTGAAGCTCTAGCCATCTCGTAAATCTCGGAGGCAGATCCTTTATTTCTAAGTTGCCCCTTAAGTTCTCCGTCTGTTTTGAAAGCAGAGATCTCATCAAGCACAACTGTCAGAACTTCATAACCCTCCCAGCCTTCCGCCTCAGAGTGGCCGGAGAACATTCGAACAGGACGATCAAACCAAAAGATTTCTTGAACACGCGGCTCAAAGCCGACATCATTAGCCCAAGGGGAAGCGAGCAAAAGGTTTTTCAAAGGATCAAAGAAAACCTGCTGAGCCTGCTTGGCGTTTACAGCCAAGTTAACCAAGTCGATATAAACACCAGAGGCTTTTCCGAAATACTCAAGAGGATCACGAAGACAATGAAGAAGGTAACTAATGTAAGCGAGAGAAACTCTGGAAACGTGATCCTTACCAGATCCCTTTCCTAACTGACAAATTACTTCATTGACAGTATACCTATTGTAGTAATCGATGCCCTCTTGCTCCCCCATTAGCATTGAGAGAGTTTCCGGCTTAAAAATCTGAGTAATGTGCCTTGCGATTTCAAGCTGAATATCGCTAAGCGGAGGAAGACCAAGATACTTCTTATCAGTCACAAATCTCTGAATAGGAACAGGCTCTTCATTTAGATCTTCATTCTTTAAAAGTCTATCAAAATCATCAAAGTCTAAATTGGCACCATAAAAATCTTCGCCCATCCTATAACCTCTTCCTAATAAATCTAATAGTCTTGCCAACGATCTTCAAAGGATCGTATTCGTGCAAAAAATTTGGAGCAGCAAGGTGCTTAACTATAATCAAAATACAAGCCCAAATAGGCCAGCGAGCAACAGGATGATACACACCTCTCCAACAACCATCAGAAAATGTTTCGTACTTAACATTGGACCCCCTAGATTTATTTCTATCGTTTAAGATCATTGCGATTACATCGTATATAAGAATATACAATGCCAGCACTACCCAAGCGACAGTTGATCGTCTAGGGAACGATCTATTCCACGACTTCTGCATCTTCAATGTTGAGATCATCGCTGGCTTCTTGGGGAGAGCTATAGCCCTCGGTATTCATCATATTGAACGCCTCCTGCAAAGCAATGCGAGCCTTCGGCTTACAAGCATCACAATCAGCAACAATGTCTTTGATAACCTTAGAGATAATTTGGTTTACAGTTTCGGCCTTCTGCATTCGGGCGATATATTCGCCATCACTCTTTGTTCCTCCCATCAACTGATGAAGCTGGGCTTTCTTCGTAGCAATATCCAGACACAACTTAAGAGCCTGATTTCTTGCAGAAACCATACCCTCTCTTGTAGCTATTTCGACAGTCTCCCAAGATTCTTTTGAAATCTCATCAAACTCAGCCAAAGCCTTAATCGTATTAAACTGGACCTTCTCCAGAAAGTACGGATCATCTTCAGCACGACCCTCTAAGAAAGTCTTGTATTGAGTAACGTAATCTCTAACGGTATTTGGAGATACCTGTTCAAGTTCCGCTATATCGGAGACAGAATAACCCTTAAGGCTGAGCAGACCTACTTGCTCAACCTTCTTGGCTTTATCAAAAATAGTTTCAACTTTTTCAAGTTCTTCGGACATATGCTAATTATACCATATATTAATCAGATTCTTCTAAGTCATCAATATCAATATCACCGGCAGACTCAATTACAATCTTACTACTGCCCTTCTTTTGGCGAGGTTTGCTTGAAGCCTTACGCTCAATCACAAGAGCAGCCTCAGCATCATCCTCAGGAAGATTGCCATTAAGTCGTTCAATCTCTCGTCTAAATTCGGCAACTAGAATGACGAGGATCTTCTCTACCATCTCTTGATCATAAGATGACCCGATCATGTACTTAGAAAGAATCTTCTTTGCGTTCTCATAGGAACCGAACTTGATTAGTTCTTTCTCCACAATCTTGAACGCATCTTTACTTGTGTTAGACATACTCACCTATCTTTTGTCGATGTATGCGTGCGGGGTTTCTGCCCCGCACGCACATTGTATCGGATAAAAAGGAGAAACAAACGTATTTCAGTAAGAACTTCCACAAGAATTGCAGCGTTCCTGATGGTTCAGCGTAAGATTTCCGCCGATCTGAAGGAGACGCTCACGCATATCCTGACTGAGTTCTCCATCATGACTTCCGGTATAAGTAATAAGATTGACAACATCATGCATATTCTCAATCTTATCATTGCTGATAGTCGCAAGGAAATCAGGGTTCACAGCCCAAAAAAGCAGGCGAGTCTGAACCTTATTGGGAAGCTTATACTCAAGAACAACTTGGCGGATAATCTTCACATAATCCTTGACTTCTTCCTCAAGGAGCTTATTGAAGTTATCAAATAGATCAGGCAGCTTCTCAATGGCAATAACAGAGAAATCTCTAATCTGACGAAGAACATCGTCGTGCGATGAACCAGCGACACGGAACTTGCGACTCTCAAGTTCATTGATCATTCCATTGGAGCAAAGTTCACGCCAAATGTAAGAATCAATCGAAGGATGCCTATCCCAAGCATCTGAGAAAACAACCTTAACGCCACCAAAAAGATTTGAGCCATCAACTGACTCACGATAACTTGATGGAAGGATTGAAAAAGAAGTAATGGTATCGCTCATCTTCGCATAACGAAGATCATAATCGCCACCAGTTGCCTCAAGAACAGCATCAAACATCTCAGTGTTCGAAACATAAGGAGTATTAGTCTTCATAAAAGAGCGAATATGTCCGTCCTCAGAAAGAGCGGCAATATGATTCGATCTATTATTATTGATAAAATAATTCACAGTATAAGAAAGAAGATCATCAGGAATGCGTCTAGCATAAGGAACTGGAATCTTCATCTCCTCGGCAATCTGCCGAAAAGACCCATCGGTAAGAAAATAATCTTCCCCGGAAATACTAACGCTTGGACGTTTGCCAGCGTTAAAGGAAAGATCTCCTACCTGAAAATCAAGGTGCTGAGTGTTCTCAGATCTATTTCGAAGTTTTTCTTCGAAAGAAAGATCAGGAGCAAGAGTAGCAGTCATTTTGCTTCCTTTCGTATGCCCCCAACTTGGGGACATCGACAGTATAGCATCGCAACGACGCCACGCCTCAGTTTTTATTTATTTCTTTTTCTGGCCTTCGCCATTGCCCGCATACGTTCCTCACGCTCTCGTCCCGGCCTTTTGCCCATAGAGCTAGCCTTCTTTGGACCTTGCGTATTAGCGCCAATCTTCCGGCCCTTGCCTCTATACTTGAGCAAGTCAAACTTCACCGCCCAGTTATATACAGCCTGAGTGGTGATGCGAATATTGTATTTCTTTTCAAGAAGTTCGCAGATATCTTTCAAGTTCATGCGCTTCTTTACATAATGATGATAGAGCCATTCTCTATCTTTATAAGGTTCAAGTGCCATCGTAGTCCTCCTTATTGATTAAGTCTAAAGAATACAATCCAATTCCAATTGAATCGCAAATATCGTTGTCATTTATATGATCTATGCCAGATATTTTCTCATGAACAATTCTAATAGTTCTTTGCTTTCTTTCTGAAGCCGCCATCTTCTTTGACTCTTTTTCGCCAAATTGTCTAGTCCAGCTTTCTTTCTCAGCTTTACTTACATTCTTATACCCAATAAAACTTTTCCAATTGGCGATAGTTACTTCAGATACATTATCGCAATAATTTAGGCAGGTTCCAATAACGTGTCCCGAAACCTGAGACAAAACTCTGCTAGTAGCAGGATTTTGTATGTAAATAGGCTGCTCAACAAAAACATAGTCAATTTTATATTTATCAAAAAACTCTTTAAAGAAAGACGTAATAATCTTTAGCTTCATATTCATTGGCATTCTTTCTAACTTAAGTTTGCCAACTTCTTTCAAAAGAGTCTTATCTTTCTTTTGATCAAAAATAGAAATAGCTATGGCCGTAGACGAGGCATCTACGGCCATAATCACTGCTGGGATTGGGTCTTTATGCTTCATCATCTTAACAACACGCATTAGAATGACCAATCTTCTATAAGTTTATCTTTATCCCATCCCCAACTAGCAAGACGATCAATTAATCTATTTGTCTTACAAGCCTCGCAAATATTTTCATCATTATACATTGATAATATTGTATTACAATCAGTATTGCTGCAAACCCTTTTCTTATTGGCTCGTCGCTCTTTTTTCTTATAATAACGATCTAGAACATTTTTATTTGTTATAACTTTACGACAATCTGTACTACAATAGATCGCATTATGAACCTGTGGTTCAAATAAGGAAAGGCAATCTGGATTGGCGCAAATCTTTGATTGTAAATCCACTGATCATGATTCCTTCTTCCTTAAGTTAACTGGAATCCCTTGCTCTTGATCAGCCCAACAATGGGTGAAAGCGTCACATCTGGTACAGTTTTGTGAAGTTTTCTTGTAGGGCCTCTCCGGAAGATTTCCATCCTTAAAGACTTTATATATTCTAGCATACTTATTGAGTGTTGTTTCAATAAATTTGTCATCCCGCTTAACAAGCAGGGGAAGGATGGCGGAATCATTCTTACAATAATAGAAAACAAAGCCAGAATCATGGTTCATAGCATGAAGATAGAACTGAATCTGTCGAAAATGCTCGTCTTTTGGCTTGTGATAAACCTTGCGATAAGCAAAGCCAGCCTCATTGATAGACTTACACTCAACTACCTTTTCACCATTCCAGTCGATAATAAAGTCGATATAACCACGAACAGGAGCAGGCTCTTCGATTTTCATCTCAATCTGCTCGCTAACAAGAACACCAAGATCTTTGAAAAGATCTCCTACAGCATCCTCAATGCGATTACCAAGATCAAAAATTCGCCTAGTTTGGCCAAGAATAGAAATTTCCTGCTGATATCCCCGGAACCTGTACACAGCAAATCTCGCACACTGGTTAGTGCTAGAAGGAGCAAAACTATCGCTCTGCTTCCAAAAGCTCCCATTAGACGCCTCAAGCTTCTCGCCAATAGCGCTGACAAGAGATCTCTCAAGATCAGCAACATCATCAGAAACAACTTCAGGAACAGTCTTTGGCTTCTTAGGCTCCGGCTGAGCAGCCTTCAGGTTCTTTATAAGCCCCTTCATCGCATACCCGTCATTCCAACCTCAACACGCCCAAGCAACTTAAGTGTATTGATATTTTCCTCCAAAGCAGTAAACATAAGCATAAGCAGATCCTTCCTTCTACGCTGAAGAATAGACTTCTCAGAAGTCTTGTAATACTGGGCGCGCGCACCCAACTTCGTTCTAAGCGCAGCAAGCTTAGCAGCAGCAATCAAAGCCTCAGAACCCATCATAGCATTTGGCTGATCAAGAATACGCTGAACAATAGCCATGCAATCTGAGAACTCCTTAAACTCATCGGAACTAAGAGCACCGGCAACCTCGTCAAGATTAACCTCAACATTGCTCTCTTCAACTTCACGCAATCTAGATATCGTCATCGAAACCTTCCTTAAACAATTCAATTCCTTCCTCATCGGTCATAAGATCGACAAGCTCTCTTATAGTGTCGTCATCAGTCCACTCGCTAAACATATCAGCGTGCCTATCGCACAGATACATTTCAGGCAGATCAAATGGCATTAATAGTTTTTTACGAGCAAACTCTCCACAAAAATCTTCGTCATTATCAGAAGCCATACAAAAAGAAATATCGCTATCAACAACCTTAGAATTACTATCCGTCCTTAAGTCCGACGAAATCGTCCCAATCGATAATTGCAACCATTCTTCCGTCTCCAAAGACGACTTTGATTGCGGGGTTATATTGGCCGTCATTCCAAGCATCCTTACAATGTTTAGCCCAAGCTGTAGACTTGAGAGTGAAAGATAACTCATTATGTTTATAATCAATGAGCCAGTCTCCGTCAAGAACTGCATCGCCCTTCTTGAAGCCTCTTCCGCTATTTTTGACAAGTTTTGCTCCATCTAATGCAGCCTCTCTCTTCTCACCCCTCATTAGATGATACATCCTCTGTATCAAAAATGAGGTCAATATTCTCAAGAGCGGAAAAGATTTCATCCATATCCTTTTCAGTCAGAACAGCAATAAGTTTGTCTGCTCCATGATAACGCTCGCCCTTCCACTCAAACCAAGCGCCCTTCTTAATTACAACGCCATGACGAACAGCAAGATGGAAAGCTTCCTTCTTATGTTCAATCTCAGCGCTAGTCGGAGAGAACCAATAATCACCCTTAGTTCCCTGAACCGGCTTCTGCTTAGACTTATCAATACGCCAAGTTACCTTGCGACTAATAATGCGTTCATCAGAATCCCGATCCAAATCCGCTGAAGCTTCACCAGCATTAAGACGGATGATATTCGTAGCCCAATGATAAGCAGAATTACCGTACTTACCTTGTGTAACAAAATACTGACCCTTCGCAGCAATCGTCTGCTGAGCAATAAAGATCACACAATGATTCACACCAGAAATAAGTTCGTCAGCAATCTTCTGAATCAGAACACCCTGAGAACGAGCATAGATACCAATGCCACCCATACCATCATCATTCTTATAAAACTGCTCCATGACAATAGTATTGATAGAGTCAAAGATAAAGAAGTACTTTGAATCCTTCTCCCGGAACATCGGCATGATCACATTCAGAATATCCTCAAGGATAGTCGAACGAATAACAATCCGATTATCAAGATTGATACCGCAATGCTCCATCCACTCATCAGTAGACGAACCCTCAGCATCAACAATAACCGGCGTGTAACCAAGCTTCTGCGCCTCCGCAGCAGCATGAAAACACATCGTAGACTTACCGGCCTGCGGATTGCCCCAAACAATATTATAACGGCCAGACCAAATTCCACCGCCTAAAATATAGTTCAAACCAAACGAAGGAGTCGGAATAATCTCCGGAGTAGGAATTCGCTCCCCACCTTTAACAATTAACATTAGATTTTGCCCTTTCTGCGTCAATATCTATCAAGTTCATCTTACACCACTTCTCAGCCGAAACAACATTCGAAAGAGTAATTTGACCATTCTTTCCACGAATAGTCTTAATAATCTTCCACTCAAACGAGCGCCTCAACTCGGTCTGATTACCCAAAACACTTTCACCAAACATCGTAGCCTTAAGCCAGCCAGAATCAGGAATATAGAAATACGAAGAACTCATATCACGATCAGTACGAGTCTTGAACTGAACAGTATTCATAAGATAGGCCAAAGTAATCGACTTACCATCAGGAACCATGTTCCTCTTGATACCAATGTCATACAAGAAATCGTACTCGCTCAACGCACCATCGCCATCAATCTGACCACGAAGGAACTTAGAGAACTTTGAATCAGACTTACCAGTCTCAATATCATTGAAGTCCTCAATGTGATGAATCGTCTGATCACCAACAATAGCGATCACATAATCCCGCTTATTGATCACAGCATTAGAATCAGCAAACGAAGACACAACGCCAGTCGAATCCTCAATCTCAGCCCGGAAATAACGAGGAGTCCTCTTCGTAGACTTCACAACGCCACGAACAATATAAAGATTGATATCCTCCTTATTATCCTGAGCCAAATTACACGGCATAATGATGTCATCAAACGGAGACTTATCACTCATTGTTACAGGATAATTTAAAAGTGGACCGAAGTATCTGCGAGACTCATAAGGAGAGTCATAACCTATACTGTCAAGAGCACCAACCTTCTGCAAAGCTTCAAGATTATTTACCTTAACCTTAGAGCGAGCAACAGTATTGATGAAGTGATCATAATCCTCAAACGGACGCTTAGCTATAATCTCGGTAACAGTAGAAGCACCACAGCCAGCGATATTGGAAATACCAAAGCGAAGAGCGTCTCCATCAAGCGAGAAAGATGGTTCAGACTTATTCACATCAGGGCCAAGGATCTCAATGCCGATGCGCTGAGCCTCAAACAAATAAGTTGTGATCTTCTCACCCTCAGTCTCGTTGGACAATGTAGCCCAAATAAACTCAGTAGGATAATTAACCTTCAGCCACATCGTCTGATATGACACAACAGAGTATGCAGTAGCATGAGACTTATTGAACATATAAAGAGAAGCCTTCTCAATATCAGCCCAAAGAGCCTTAGCCTTGGAGACACTAATATGCTTAGAAGCTCCGTCCACAAACTCTTTCTTGTACTTATCGAACTCAGCAGCGTCCTTCTTCTTAGAGATAATCTTACGAAGACGATCAGCGCCTGCCCACGAAAAACCAGCAAGCTCAACAGCAATCTTCATAACCTGCTCTTCGAAGATAAACGTGCCATAAGTTTCTCCAAGAATTCCCTCAAGGATCTCATGATCATAAACAAATGTCTCAGTACCATCACGACGAGCAAGATATCTCTTGCCCTGAGTCACATATGAACCCGGACGGACTAGAGCGTTCGAAACGGCCAAATCATTGAAACTAGAAATGCCCATCTCAGCAATGAGAGATGCATAGCCAGCGCCTTCCGCTTGGAAGATTCCGACGACGTTACCTGCTGTAAACTCGGCAAAGACTCTTGGATCAGGGTTGTCAATATCAACACTATCTTTTGTGACATCTCTGCCCGTTCTCTCTTCGATTGATCGAATACAATCCTTAATGACCGTGATTGCACGAACCCCAAGAGCGTCAAATTTAATGAGGCCAAATTCACCAGTTTCATCCTTATCGTAGGCAACAACATTGATCTTACGTTTTGTCCCCGCTTCCTCCCGAACTTCAATCGGAACGATTGTTTCAAGGGGAACACTGGACACCACAACACCAGCAGCGTGCGCTGAGGCGTTCTTATATCGCCCTGAGAGCCTCTCGGCAACCTTTATTACGTCAGGGTTCTTCTTTCTGAACTTCGCCAAACTATCCTTAGTCTTATACTCATCAAACGTCTCAAACATTGGCGATATTGCGTTAGCCTCAGTATAAGGGACAGCAAAGGCACTGGACACGGCTTTGATAGATCCCTTAGGCTGAAAAGTGCCGTAAGCGGAAATGCCAGCAACATTCTCATGACCCCAACGATTTCTCAGATACTCTTTCGCCTCATCACGCCTGCGATCTTCGAAGTCAAGATCAATATCCGGGAAGTCATCTCTCTCAGGATTGATAAACCGAAAAAAGAGAAGTCCATGCTTGACCGGATCGATATTCGTAATACCAAGAACATAAGACAATAAAGATCCACCAGCGCTACCACGGGCAGGCCCACGGGCAATGCCGTCACTATCAGCCCAACTAATAAGATCCCAAAGGACCAGAAAATAGTCGGAGAAATTCTTTCCCGCAATAACATTAAGCTCCTCCTCAAGTCGATCAATATACTCCTGATTTGAACCGAAGCCCTTCTGCTGAAGCATGAAGAAAGAAATGTCACGGAGATAATCATTAGATGACATATCCACCTTGATATCCTTCGTGTAAGAAGGAAGGAGCATATTGTTCATCTTGATCTCTGCGTTACACTTCTCCGCAATCTCCATAGTATTCTCAAGAATATCAAGGCGAGTTATGCCCACATCAGAGAAATGCTGGAGGACATCATTCGCATCCATAAGGTACAGCGGAAGATCCTTGAACGAAAGTCGTCTCTCAGGATAAAGAATATCCATCTTCTCAATCAAATCATGAACACCGCAAGCATGATCATAATTATCCTTAGCGTGACGCTTCTGGCTAGCATTCATTGAAGAGTTCTGGCCAATAGCAAGAAGGACTTCTTCAACACCCCAATCTTGTTTGGTGGGAAAGTGACAATCAAGAGTTCCCACAATGGGAATATTGTAAGAGTCACCATAATCAATAAGCTTCGCATTCAGCTTAGGGGGATTATGAGGCTGTACCTCAAGATAATAGTCATCCTTGAAGATACCCTGAAAACGTCCAAGCAACTTCTCGGCACGCTCTTCTTCGTCATTAAGGATAGCCTGAGACAAAGCGCTACCCATGCAGCCGGAAAGACAAATAAGACCTTCGCCAAACTGCTCAAGGTTAGAGAAGTCGATACGAGGTTTATAGTAAAACTGCTCAGTCCAAGCTACGTTATTGATCCTGAAAAGATTCTCAAGACCCTTATCGTTCTTGGCAAGAAGAATAAGGTGGAAGCGCTCAGCCTTATTAGTCTCATCATCCATAGAAACGTCATCGACAAAATATGCCTCAACGCCAAAGATGGGCTTTACATTCTGCTGCTTACAGGCCTTCTGGAAGCGAATAAATCCGCCCATAGTTCCGTGATCAGTAATTGCTGCTGCAACCTGACCATTAGTGCTGACAATGCTAGCCATCTCTTCGGGCGTAGTCATTCCATCAAGCAAAGAGTATTCGCTATGATTATGTAGATGCGTAAATTGTGGCAAGATTATTCCCTGTCTGATCCGGAGATAATGCAGATCAGATCTAACTCCATAGTGCTCCAGCAGTCGTCATCTTCCGACATGAAATCGCATAACTCTTTAGAATAATTTTCATGGGTATGAATAGAATGAGGATTGCTTTTCTTCCACAGTGCATAATCTTCTTCTGTAAAAGAAACATCTAGATACTGGAAACGCTGAAATCTTGCTTTATACATCATTTCTCCAAAAAGATAGGCGGGATAGAATCACTATTAACAACGTAAACATCAACTCCGCCTTCCTGAAGCAACTCAATCGCTTCATTCTGCGGATAATAAGTTAAGGCAATAACCTTCTTGATACCTGCATTAATCAGAGTCCTTGAACAAAAAACACAAGGAGTCGTTGTCAGATACATAGTAGCACCATTTGTGCTGACACCATTCATCGCTGCCGAAATAATCGCATTAAGTTCTGCGTGAATCGCCTTGCACTTCCTCCAACTTTTACCCGACTCTCTAGTCAGGCAATCTTCGGTACAATGTGAAGTCTGTCTTGCAGAGCCATTGTATCCCATAGATATGACCTGATTAGTATCAGGATTGACAATTACGCTACCAACCTTCCGACTAGGACACGTCGATCTCTGCGCTGTTGCCTTCGCAAGATTTAAAAAATATTCATCCCAAGAGGGACGATTTGGAATAAGCTCACTCATATTTTCTCCACTATAAACGCCGGAATATCATTGTAATTCGCGGCTCTCTTTGTCTCATATGAATCATAACCAAATAAAAACAAAAGATCTGGTTTCGACTCTTCAATCATAGCATAGCCTACGCCCTCGTATTCATCCGACCAATGCTTTATTAGCCACTCCATATTGAATGAATTTTTTGTAGAAGAAGGCCAAGTCTTCTTGACCCAATCCTCCACAATGTCAGAAACATGGCCACTTCCAGTATAAATAACATACAAGTTATCTTTATAAGAAACATAAAGACCATCAAGAAATGTTTTGACAGCAACAACATTTATCTTGGCGTGATCAGAGCCAGAAACTAAAACCCTCATGGCAATTCGATTTCCCACAAAGAATCAATTCTGATACTAGGATCAACATCAGCGTTAATATTGTAAGGGCGATTGAGAAGAAAAGCGTTTACTCCAAGATCCTTAGCACCCTGAGCCATATCAGGATGATCGTCAACATAAACGCTCACTTCGATCTGACTAACAAACTCCGGCTTGTTTTTCTCAAAAACCACAAAGTCTGCAGGGATATCCCACTCAAAGAACCAATCCCAAGTCTCAGGACTAAGGCTGATATCTCTTGCCGTCAAATACATGACATCATATCTAGAGCTATAGTGATTGACCCAATGCCATGCATCACCAAAAGCTTTAGAGTTTTTAACAACAAGTGGATCAATCAAAAAAGAATTCAGAGTATCTCTAGGAATATCAGGGCAGATATCTTCCCAATCATAACTAGGCCACTCCATCCAATGTTTAAAATCATGTCCACACTTATTGAGAGTAATCTTCAACTCTTCAAAAAAGTCTGCTACAACACCGTCGATGTCAAGTACTATCATTTACCTTTTCCTCAGTCGATTACAATAACTTTGGTGAAAGTGGGGGCCGGTTTCCCGGCCCCCAAATTTTCACTTCCAGTCGTTAGAGCTTGAGGAGTCGTCCTCAGCAATGTAGAACCCAGCCTGTTCAGCAGGATTCATCAACTTGTAAACGCGAGTAAGATCATGCACAGGAAGACTTGCGATACTAGGATCGGCGTCCTTCGGAGCAAGAGGAATAAGGTTGTACTTTGTCTGCTGCTTCTGACCAGTACGAGAAATCTTGAAATCACGATCAAGAATCGTACCATACTCAGATGCAAACGTCACAATTGTTTCTGCAACGTGAGCGCCTGTGAACTTCTGATCAAGAACCCGAGGTTCCCAAACACCGTCCTCAGCATTAAACACAGCAACATTAAGAAGAAGATGCTGCTTAGCTTTCCAACCACGATCACGAACAACCTGCTCGCAACCGAAACAACGATAACCAAACTCTTCCTGATCTCCGGTGCAAATTGCACTCTTGCGGAAATCATTAGGATTGGTGTGTACAGAAACAACATGGGCAAGCCCAGACTCATCAGAATAGTTCTGAGAATCTTCAGTCAGTTCCTGACGGAATCGAATGAGGAAGGATTCACCGGACTTCACGGTGAAATAGCGTTGAACACGCTCTCCATCCTGCGGGCCACCTGAACCCTTGTTTTCGATTGTATTTTTCTTGAGATCGCTCAAGGTCTTAAACATACTCATAATTTTTACCTTTACCTTTCGACGTTATAAACGTATTATATTTGGTGATTAGGCGCACTCTGGCGCACTAGTCATTATACCATCTATCGGTGGACTGCGACAACCCCAACGTGGAGGAAGCCTCAAGCACCTCCTCTAGCATACACAAGTCCTGCTCGCTAAGTAGCATGGATGAGGTGATGATCTCATCGTTGACTTGTAGCTCAAAAATATCTTCCGTAAGCTTAGTAAGACGAAAGTACATCGTCAAACCTCCATGTGAAATAGTCTTGCGCTGCACCTAAATAGGTAGATATCTGGTCATCAGTCATCTCGCCCGGATCTTTCAATCCAGAATCAGAGAAATTGACAATCTTGATATCTTTACCAAAACATTTGGAAACTATCTGATCCCTCATGGCATGGCCAGCGCTATCATTATCAGAAAAGATAACGATATTATCGAAGTACTTGTTCAACAAAGATATATGGCCATCTGTAATTGTAGCACCAAGAGATGCTACAACATTCGGAAATCCGGCCTGATGTATTCTCAACGCATCAAGACTTCCTTCGACCACAATGCAGGTATTATACTTCTTAGCATTGTTCAGATTAAACAATATATCTTTTCTAGGAAAACCCTTCGAATAAAGATACTTCGGCTGAACATCAGCCTCCGTAGTTCTCCCAATAAAGCCTATCACCTTATGGCGCTCATTCCTCGCCGGAATAACTAGACGCCTCTTAGAAGGAGAATAAGCGATGTCAAAGTAGGAGATAGTGTCTTCAGAGAAGCCTCTATCGACAAGGTATTTAACCTTATCTAAATCCTCGGGATATGTGAGCCTAATAGAATCAAGAGCTTCGTCCCACGAATTGTCTTCCTTCGCATCTTCGGTATAAACAAGATTCTTCTGAATCTCATCAAGAGAATAATCTCTGACGATCTTTCCATGATCACCAAAGAACTCCATCAGATCTCTGATAGATCCGGTTTTACCGCAAGATGGATTAAAGCAAATCCACAGTCCAGTTGTCTTATTTACATAGAAAGCCGGAGTATCCATGTTGGAATGAAATGGACAATAGCAAGCAAGTTCCGATCCATCATCACGGATTACCTGAATACCCCGACTCTCTATGTACTCAAAAATATCAAGCATAGAATTCTACAGTAAAGTTAAAGTTACCTTTACTATTCATACTCCACTTCACAGAAGTCTTGCGAAAATGCTTCTTAGTATTCTCTCTAACGAAGTCCTCAATCATCGGACGCTGACGGATGATAGTTTCCTGATCAATCGCCTCTCCAGTAATTGTATAGATGGGCCTCTTATTCTTGCGCTTCGTGTTCATAAATTTCCTTCCATTGACCAGAATCTAGATTCCAACGAAGATAGAAAGCAAAAGGAGCACAGCGTCTCGTTTTGCGAGTAACTACCTGAAAAATATCACTACCAACAGAACGATGCACAGCAAGCACCATATCTGCATCATAAGAAAGCTGCTTACTCCAAGCGATCTCACTAAGTTCCGGAGGACGCTCATCATGGCCATCATCCATAGTAACACCTGAAACATCAATTACAGGGACACGATTGCGTACAGCAATTCTCTTGAAGGCCTTAGACAAATTCTTAGCCCTCTCAGTTTCAGATCCGCCCTTGTTGGCATCATCGAAGAGAGTGTGATAATCAAGGATCACAAGATCAGGCTTATATTGCTCAATTTTGGATTGAACAAAGTGCTGATCGGCAGTCTCAATACCATCTGACGTTACAAGATGGAACGGAGGCTTACCATCAAACATCTCCTTAGCCCATCCCTCATAACGATCACTACTAACACCCTTGCCATTGTTAAGCTGAGTGTTAGTAAAAACCTCGCCAGCATTCAGGATAGTATCCATCCGGAACTCTTCCTGAAGACGATCCATCTCAAGAGAAATGATAAGAGGCACATAGCCTGCACGCCAAGCGTTAGCAGCCATCAATCTGGTAAGCGCAGATTTACCTACACCAGTCCAGCCAATAACAACAACAAAGTCTCCCGGCTGAAAACCGCCAAAATGTGCATCAATAACCTTGATTCCACTGGTTACACCGATAGCCTTGTTTTCAGGGTTCTCAATGCGATCCCGCAGAATATCTGCACGCTCAGACCAATCAGCAATATTGGAATCCTTAAGTCTTCCCGAATCACGGATAAGTTGCGCCGACTCATTCTGAATAAGAGTAAGAATCTTTGCAGGATCATCACCACTCTTTAGCGCCTCAGAAGCCTTAAAGAGCGCCCCACGAACACCACGGCCAAGACTCTGCTTCTTCGCATCATCTATATAGAACTGCAACGGCGATTCTGCTGTAAAGAACTCAAAGCTTTTAAAGTTTGACTTTACAACATCTTTCGATGGAGATTGTCCATACTCATTATTAAACTCCACAATGAAATTCCATACATCGCCATACTCAGCAAAAACATGATCCACTCCCTGCTCAATACAGGAAGCAACATCACCCGTCTTGATGATGCTATTGAGCAAATTAAGCTCATAATTCATCAAACTCACGCATCCTCTGCTCCGTCTCTTTCACAAGACGTTCGAAATTTTTATTGGACTTCTCAAGCTCCACAACCTTATCTCTAATCTTGCTACTATCCAACGCAAAATTATAAACGAGAATAGGATCTGGGCTTGTCTTTACATACTCCCGGACACACTTTTCTAATACATCAAGTGAATAATACTTAGAGTAATATCCGGTTAAACTATCGATAATATCATTCTGACGAGGTTCCGGAAGAAATAGCTTCCCGAACTCGTTGCAATACGACTGAAACATACGCAGAACTGTCTCTGAAGCTGGCTTCATTTGCGCTTTCAACTCGCTTCCATTGTAGAAGTAACCTATCATATTTAGACATACCTGCGGAAATGAACGAACCGTCCGTCTCAGCAGTTGCCACTATACACTCTACCTGCACCCGACAACCTTCGCATATTAACTTTGCTTCTTGTATATCGTCAATATGAAAAGAAGTAAACTTCTTGTCAAACTTGCAGAGTGCTTCCTTAGTCCAGTGAACCTTTTTAAGATTCGCAGACATCAGCTCTCAGCCAGACCTCTGTCAGCCTCAAGCAACTGTGCTTCAATCTGAGCCTGAACTTCTTCCCAAAGGCTCTTCCAAGCCTCATCTTTAGTTTGTTCAGGACTAACAGTATAACGAGCACCGGCATCAATTCTCAGAGACTCATAATTACCAAGATTCCGTGTAATACCTACGGAGCACCAAATGGTATTCTCATCATCTTTTTCGGGCGTTAAATTAGCCATTATCATTACCTCTTATATACATAGAGTCAAGCTTTCGCTTAACTGTGGATTTGTTTATGCCCGCAACATTTGTGTCTGCAGGCCTTCCTACAGGCTTCCTTCTGTTAAAGAATTCGGCCACAACTTCAATGTCTTCAGGAGAGTATATCCTAGTCCACGTCTTACCGTCGTGATTTAGAGCAATTTTTTCTACCTGTGGCAAAAGACCATTGTTCTCATACTTGCGAATAGTAGCAGGTTTTCTGCCAACAATCCTAGCGACATCTCCTATCTTCAGAAGAGGCACAAGTAAACTAGGAGCATTTTCATACTCAATAACTTCATTGCTATGAGAGTGATAATTTCGAACGATGACAAGATTCTTCATCCAATCTACTCTTATCACTCTCACAGCATTTCTATTAGGCATCCTATAAAGTTTGCCTACCTTTATCTTTACAAGATCAACTTCGTGATGCACTTCTGATAACCGCTTCTGTCAATCTCTGCTTGAAGACTTCCCATTTCTTATATTTGATATATCCCTTGTGGGAACAAATATAACATCCGAGTTGCATTATTCTTGTGTCGTTTTCATCATAGAAGTCTTCTTCTTCATAGATAAAGCCTCCACATCTTTTACATTTAAGTTGATAAGTGAGATTCACTTAGATCCAACTCCAATCGATTCAAGCTTACTGTTGAGAGAAGTTCCACCGAAGTACTGCTGGTAGAAAACCTGAGCGACAGTGAAGACGACACCAAGATTAAGAAGAAGATCCTTCCAGTTCCCAAGATCGACACCATTGTCAATTGCGGTAATGCCAAAGGCAACAACCAGTGAAATAACCACCGAAACGCCCTGCTTCGCCTGTGCTGACCAATCGGTGTTCTTAAGATAAGAAACAATGAAAGGAACAACAAAGCCTGCAAGTGCTGCTACGCCTAAAGTATTCATATAATTCACCTCCTCAGATGATTTCCAAGTCCCGATAGGGACGATTAGTTTTATCTACAACGAAAGTAAGTGTACCAGTTCTAGAGTCAACACCAGTCAAATCTTTGAACCACTCACTCCCGCCGTCCATAGCCGGACACTGCATATGGATCTTAGTTCTATCATGTTCAATAATAGAAAAATGATGATAATGTCCAGTTATAAGAATATTTACATGGCCAATCGGATTATTCGCAAACGTCTGCGCCTTCCACCACTCCTTAACCTTTTTCTGAGGATCAGCGCCATTGCTAGTTACATGACCATGAGCAAAGCCCAAATAGGTTCCATTAGTTTCTATCACCAAAGAAATTTCATCCTCAGGAATAATAAATTTAACATGGCCATAAGCCTCGGGGTTGGCGGAGAGGATCTCTGCAACCATTTCGAAGACAGCGACATCATCGTTATCTCCCCTAGTTGTGAAGGCTTTTCCTGAGCTATTTCGATTCTCCCCATGATTGCCCGGAACTGAGACAATCAGAACTTCGGGGAACATCTTTGACCAAGTAGTAACCGCCTTAGTCAAAAGACGGCGAAGGACACGGATCTGCTGTCTACGATTCAACTGGACGGTGAACGTCTGACTAGCGTAATGTCCTTCGCAGTTCTCCACCATATCACCGATACCGGCGACAACTAGCGTTTTCATCTTTCGCCCTGACTTCTGGAGTTCGCGGATACGCTCAGTCACACCATCAATCATATCTAAGATGCGCGTGATAGTTCCGTCAGTTCCATCCCCATCAGCCTTTCCAAGCTGCCAATCTGAAAGGCACACAACAAAAGTTGAGTCACCATCAGCATTCTTTTCTGTCAAAGGACGATGCTTCTTAATGAGAGTCACAAGATCTTTGTAATCTTCGTCACGATACTGAGTTTCCCTCTTAGCCCTAATGCCTATCTTATAAGAATAAAGTCTCTTGACTTCTCCCTCACCAGCATTAGCATCCCAAGAAGAAATCTTGACAGGCTCAATAACTTCATACATCTGAGGATCGTATCCAAGTTCCGCAAGAAGCTCGTCCCAATCCTTCACAGGCTCGCTATAAACTTCTGAGGTAACTTGAACCTCTTCTCCATCCCAATCAACGCTAGGCTTAAGCGCAGCAGGTGGCTTTATGGTTGTCTCTTTCTTAGGTGGAATATATTCCTTGCCGTCAAGATTAGGGAGATTTAAAGACTCGTCTCCCTCATAAGAAAAATGTTTCATGAATTTTTACCTTCCAATTCGTTAGACTCAAGTGTAGCAGCATTCTCCGGAGATTTTGCAAATTTGCCACCTTTTGTTCTTTTCCCATTTTTCGCTCGTTCCTTAGCAAGTTCGCCCGTTTTTTTCTTGCGGTCTTTACTTTGCTTTTTCCCTTCACGATGAATGGCACTATGCTCCGGCACAGTGGTTAAAAAAAGATTTTCCGGACGATTATCCAGTTTGATTTCATTTATATGATGAATAGTTTCCCAAGACTCAAGTATTCTATTCAAAAATTTTTCAACAACAAGGCGATGTTCATAAACATAGCCATGATTACTATGAGGATGCTCAGTATTAAGAACCCTTATATAGCCTTTATCATCAATATATCTGCCACCATTGAAATTTGGATTCTTGTGACCAAAGTTCTCTTTTCCCCAAGCAATACTATTTCTTCTAGAAGCTAATGACATTGATCAAGCCCCGTCTATATATGGACCAATATCCTCAACTAAGATCCACACATAAGGCGTTGGCACATAAAAAAGACTTCCAACTGCTCCCTTGCCAGATACAACTAAATCAAGAGTGTGATTTCCTTTGATAAGAGCAGGAGAAACTATATGAATAAGCTCGGCTACAGGCCTGCCGTATGCAACAGAAGGGCTTAACGCAGAACAAACTCCTGTAGCCTTAGGTCCAACATCAATACCATCAATTTGAACAGATAAGTTCATTATCTCGCCAGTTACAGTTGATTCAAACGTACCGCAAGTAACAGTAATTTTTACAAGCCTACTATCATCAACGGCAAAGGGTATATTTAAATTTAGATTATAAGGAGCATTCTGAGCAAGAACTGCAATACCAGTTTTATAGGTAGCAAGAACTCCCTTAGGAATTTTTCTTAATTCATCTTTATTATATTGATCATTAAGCATCATATAGTTTAACTTATCGTAAGATACTGGAGTATTGTCGCCAAATCTTACACTCTGAAATTTTGCCATAAACTTACCTCAATAAATCTTGTTAGCTGGAAGCTCTGTATTTTGCCCTAAATCTTCAACAAAAAGAGAAGATCCTGCTTCTATATAGGCTGTATTTGTGCCTGCTGCTGTTACTTGACAATATATATTTATTGTATGATATCCTTTTTCTAAATCATATATTGCTGAAGTAAGGGAAGGAAGTCCCGTTGCTGCCCCACTATTTCTTTGATGAACAACTATTTGCTGCGAAGAAGAGAAGTTTCCAGAGACAGAAAAATAAAATCTAAACTTATTCCAAATAGTGTCGCTAGCAGCACTAAAAATACCGCAAGGAGCAAAAGTAACTTTAATAATTCTATTTTCTCTTACATAAAAAGATCCTGAAGTAGCAAATACATTTCCGCTGGCCGTCAAACTTTTATTTGATGTCAATGTGTCTTCATATAAAAGTCCATCTGCGGATTTAGAAACTAAATCATAAAGATTCTGATCATTCTCAGACATTGCATATAATCTCTGATGATCTAGTGGAGTTGAATCATTCCATTGGACAAACTTATAATTACTCATCTTATCCTACGCATCCATATTCTTTCCCAAGTCTTGAATGAGCAGAAGCGCTCCGCTTGGAAGTGTTATATTAGTTGTTGTTGCACTTATAATCTTATACTTTACGGAAATTGTATGACTTCCTTCAGCAAGTGACGATGAGTAATAGACATTTTCAGAAATCACATCTTCCTCCGCTGAGCCAATCGTACTTGTCTTTGCATAAGAATATACATCATCAATCACAAGATTTATCTGAAGTTTAGCTGATACTAGAGAAGAGTTCGCAGTAAAAGGATATAACTGAATTTTTATATGACGATTAGCCTCAACATCAAACTGCAAAGAGTCAAATCCCTCAATAGAATTAAATGCCGTACTTGTTAAAGTTGCTGACTCAATCCTCTTCCATAAAAGAGTCCCTTTTGGCTTTTGATCTATCAGATCCCTGATTAACTCGTCATTAAGAGCCATAGCATTAAGAGCCTTGTAATCAAGTTCTGAAGCTTTTCCCCATCTTAAATATTGATATTCCGGCATATTATGGTCCTGTAGTGTATTGAGATATCGACACAGCGCTAGAAGGAGGAAGGGCTACGGAAGAACCGTACTTGATCTCCGGAGCGTCAATGGAGTCGCTGAACGTCTTGAGGTTTAAATCTTGCTGTATCCCTCCATCATAGCTCAAGGAAATACTCATGATCCAGAATTTTTCATTCGTCATTCCAAAATCGGTGAAATTTGTTATTGTCACACAATCTCCAAGTTGCAAATGAGGAACGCCAATTGTGCTAATCTTGAACATCTTGACGGGGTTCTTGTAATATCCAATAATATGATCAGATACTAACTGTGCATAAAACTTATTACCAATAAATTTATTGTCAATTTGAATTTCTTTTAATCTGTATTTTCTAATATTTGAGGCTATCTCGGAAGTTACGTTTGTCAGACTCTCTTTTGCTGTATCACTCTTTACGGCAATCCCAGAAATTCTGAAGAAGTTATCGGACTGAGTGAGAGGATCTTTCCCCTCAAGGAATACTACATTGGTATAATAGTCTCCCCTAGCGTAGAAGTAATTTACCCCATTATCAGAATATGCTGAGGCCCCCGGATCTTTCAAGGAGACAGCAATCTTGGTGGAAAAAGAATCAGATACATAGTAGTCGATATCGACAAGGTTTTCGACAACCTCTTGAGTTACAAGAGGATAATTCACAACAACCGCGGGTGAGTCAGCATACTTAGCTTCATAATATCTCAGTTCTCTAGCGCGCGCCCCCGATGTATGCCACGAAATTTCTGTATCAAAAGACCCTCTTGTAAGTTTGACAAGATTCTTCCCATCAATACCATCGTACTTAATAATCTCATTATCTATCTTAACATACCCAGATAATGTCCAAATTGGATTATCAACATTCTCAAGAGGTATTGAAGTCGAAGAGGGAGTCAAGTCAGATGTAATAGAAGTGACAGCAAGAGACTCTCCCTGCTCGCTACTCCAGAGTGGCGAAGTAGAATTTGCATCAAAAGTAGACTTGTTTACCTTCACCGTAACTTTATTAGTCTGGACATCCGATGTATAGCTACCAGAAATAATATTTGTGCTATCAGAAAAATTGTATTGACTATTCTGATATCTATCGAACATTACGTCGTGAAGAATGTTTCTATACTCATATCTAAAATAACCATACTCATCAAAATAAAACATACCAAGATCTGCTGTAGCAATTTCCAGCATTGAATCCCAATAGCTATTGTCACTAGTGTAGATATATTTAAAAGTTGGGATCACAGAAAGCGAGGCGGCGATATAATGGCTTTTAATCCTATCATTTGACAATGTATAGTCATAGTAGGAAAAGTTGCTAATATAAGTAGACATATCAGTCTCTAAATACGTCTGATGGTCTGTGATGGCAGATAGGGCGGATGGAATGGCCTGAGAGCCGACACTAACTCCATCAACAAAAAGCTCATACGTTACAACCGCCCCTACAGTTTTCTTTGTGACAACCAAATGATGAGGAGACGTACAATCATAAAGACCACTTGTGATCTTAAAAAACGGTGGACTTGTTAACCACAGGCCAAATTCATATCGAACTTGCGTTCCGGTAACTCTATATCTTAAATCATAATTATAAACTCCAGAAGGTCTTACAGTAGTCAAAATTGAATAATCAGTGCTAGATGAAAGTGTAGTTGCATCTTTTACATAATGCATTATTTCTGTTGTAAAATTATTGTCATTTGAAAAAATGAAGTTTGAATCATCATCTTCGTTATAAAGATAAATAGGGTATACAGTTCTATAAGAAGAATCTTTATACTCTGGAGTAAATGTCTGAATAGCAAAATCATCGATCTGCCTTTGAACATCGTCCTGAACACTAAGAACATCTGAATAAAGTAAACCAGAAGCTGACTCATCATTTACATGAGAAACGGCTCTACCGTACACAGAAGATGACTGATCATAAACCTCTTTATATGTACTAGTTACAATTCCCCAATTTGTCAAAAGACCTGATCCGATAGATGAAGTTACGTTTACTATAATATTTGGACTAGGGCTTGTGCCCTTCGACAAAATTGTACCAGTCATATATTTAGAAGTATCATCAAGATAATATACTGTTACTGTATTACCTACTGTCAGAGCATTAAAATTAGCAATATCGCTATAAGTAAGATAAAAAGTTGCCGCTCCAGTTTGAATAGAATTAGATGTAGTAGAACGTAAATCATATACGTTTACGGTATCAAGATTCTTATCAAATGGAAAATACACAGAAGGATCATCCAGAAATATAGACTCGCGATATTTATCATTAAAATAAATTTTTCTTCTAGGAAAACCGCTTCTCAGCAAGATATCTGAGATCGATCTGCCTGCGCTAAGACCTTGAGAGACATATCCAGCAATAGTTTCTTCTTGCAAAAACTTTGAATAATCCCTAAACTTAACATCAACTTTCATTGACCCGTCATCAATTGACCAATCATCAACATACATTTCATATGCGACAGGAATTGTTTCAAAAGATTCTATTTTTTCAATATAATGATTTAAATATATGAATACAACTGTATCTGGAAAGAGATAGTCCTTATATATAGAATCACCATACAAGTTGAAAGTAAGATCAGCATTGGACAAAGTGATAGAGCCGTTGTTTGCAGCAGTAGCTCCTAAAGGAAGCGATGCGTCATAATTTTCTCTAACCTTGTCAAAGTTAAAAGAAATAACGTAGTCACTTAAATCAACTTCCCAAATAGGATTGATAGTATAAATTCTGCCAAAATCCCCCGGATTCACTGTGCTTACAGGAGTGATCTTGACTGAAGTGATAGACATATATTCATCCGCAGCAAGACCCAAGTCTGCCAATTCAAGGAAAACATAGGACTGTCCCGCAAAAGATTTGGTACCAGTAACAACAGTCGCATCTGCCTTTTCGACAGAAAAATTAAACGTAGCAACAGCACCCAAATAAAAACCTGTAGAGACTTTGATCCTATTGCAATTTTGTGCATCAAACTTCACTTTGATAAAATCTTGGTTAGCAAAAATTCCAGTAGAACTATTAGACTTTACTCTAGTCATCCAGCTATAATTTTTCTCAATAGAACCTGTGCTATCAGGGGTATAACAGTAGTTGTTAGACTTAATTACATGATTATTTTTATTTAAAAAATTAGTAAAAGCATAAGCAAAAGTTTCTTCTTGTACCCCATCCACAGCGCGGGCTGCACTGGTGTATTTGTCTATGGTGTCAATTGCCAAAGTTCCTGCGTTAGAAATAAACGTATACATTGCCAATAAATCATCGGCAGCCAAGGCGTAATCAAACATTGAAAACTCTGATATATAACCATAAGTAAAATGATAACCAGCAGCATCACCAAGAGTGGTACCTGCATAGTCCGCTCCAATAGTAAAGTATGGGATCAAACTAGTTGTTATATTTCTAAGAACAAAACCTGTAGCGAGTGTTGTTGAAGTATCAAGGACGCCATTGATATACAGAGATAGTGTTAAACCATTTTTTATTACTGATATTTGATAATTAGTTCCGGCAGATAAAGTAGCTGATGACGTGAGAGTTGTGACAGCAAGAGTTGCGTTATCTACAACTTTAATTCTTATCTTATTAGTGCTAACAATATATGAAATTTGGATTGCTGTTTTCTGAAGAGAGTCACCAAGCCAAAAAATTGTCTGAGTACCGGAGCCTGTGGCTGTTTTGTTAAAAAGAAAATTGTATGTAAAATTACTACAGTTATTTATAGATGCAAATTGAGCAGATGTATTTGTATCTAAAGCAGTAGAAGAGTAATTATATTTAGCACCATTTAAAATCTCCATGCCAACAAGATAATTAAAACCGTAACCTGCAAAATAGTCAAAATAAAAATCTGCATAAGTAGTGGCGTTATAGGTATCTGCTCTATAGAATCCCAAGCCCACATTTTTCGCATCATTTGTTCTAAATATAGTATTGCTAACATACGAAGTGCCAAGCGTCGATACTGGTGACGAAGAGTTAGTTGGCTCGCTTGTTCCCATATCATACAGAGTAACCGTATTATACTTAGCTTCTAATCTATAATAGTTTGAACTAGAAAAAGATCCCGTTATAGTATTTAAAGTAGCAAAATCACCATTTACTCTTTTTTGAATAAGAATAGTGGTGGCAGCGGTTTGTATGGCAGAGATAAAATTATTTTCATCAACATATCTTACATATGCTCCTATACCATATGAACTTGCGGTGGCACCTTTTTTAAAATCAACAAAATGATCAAATCCTTGCACATTTTGATATATAGCCTTGACATTATCGTTAATAGTGTCAAGACGATAATACGCCTGATTGCTCGAAATTTGCCACAAAGTAGAGTTAGCGTTAAAAGAATAAAGCGACATATCGTAATCAGCAACATCGCTACTTGTGCAATTGCCAAGACTCTGAGAGTCTGCTCTGTTAAATGTATCTATAATTCTCTTAGGTTCCAAAACTTCTATTACGGAATTAGAGAACTTGAAAGAGTTCATTGTCGTCGGAAGCAGAGAGTTGTAGACTGGAACACCAGCAGTAGAGTCTCCCATTGCGAGAGATATTTTATTAGATCCGTAGTTCTTAATTCTATGTCCGCCAAGAGTATTGTAGTACAAGGTATGAATGCCACTCTGAGTACCACTAGTATTTATTCTTCCAGTAGCTAAGTTGAATATGGCATTTGCTTGATTAGTATTAAGATTGAATGTATTAGCCCCCGGATTCTGGACATAATAAGTTGTCTCAGAAGCAGAATTACTAGCAGTCAATCCCGTAGGAAGTGCCCCAGTTGTCTTCAAAATGACGGCAGTACCCGCAGCAAGGCCGTGTGATGCTATAGTAACCACAGCAGGCGTAGCTATGCTGACAGTAAACGTCTTACTAGTCTCATAAACATCGAACTCAGTTTTGTCAAACTTGTAATAAAGCTGAGGATTCAAATCCAATGTTTGCTTTGAGTAAGAATGAGAAGAAGTATAAGTCTTGACATTCTCAAGATACCGCATATCTGACATCCAAGCCTTTACAGTTGGAGTAACAGTCTGATTCTCGCTATTAAGTTCACTAAGAAGATCATCCGAAATCGGAATCATGATTCCTCAAATTCGACAGATACTTCCCAAATGAACACTCCCGATTTTGGATCTCTCTTTGTGAGAGTCTCGTTATAACTTGTGACAAAAACAGTGAACTCCTCATACTTTCCATTTTCATAAAAAAATCTAAGTAAATGAGAACCATATGAATCACCAAAAAGAGATACCATAGTATCCCTCCCGGCATAACCATCAATAGTGCAGGTGCTGTCATCTGGAAGGTACGACCAACTCATGCCAAAGGTATGCTTTACAGATTTTGTATATCTTTTCCTTGTACCATTAGCAAGCTCATTGGTAGCAAATCTTTCGTCCCGGTTCCTAGTTACAGGAGTACGACCCTGATCTGTTAACTGAACATTATCAATCCATATTGCTGCCGGGAAGAATAAAGTATTTCCTGCGTTCATTTAACATCCCATCTATTATTATAAGATGATATCACTCTTCTTTGCTGCCCCGCAACTTTGCGATCTCTGGAGACAGTCTTCATATTGTATTTACTTGCCATATCAGCGAACCACTGCTCTTCGCCAATAAACGTATCAACTGAAATATATGTATCTCCACCAGATACACTTTGTGCAGCGCTGTAAGACTTCATATCCATACTACCGGATGTCATCCTGCCTGCGCCTCTTGATGCGACTCCAAGAGCAGAACTCATTCCCATCTTAGAGGCTGCGGAAGCAAGATACGCCATATTGGACGCACGATATTTTGGATCAGTAGAAATGACAAACTCATCAAAGCCACCTTCAGCAAGATTTACCAGTGAACCTCCGGGTACAGCTTTAAAGTATCCGCCAGATGCAGCCCCAAAAATTCCTCCAAAGACGCCTCCGATGGCACCCCCAACGGCCTTAACTCCGGACTCCAGACCTGACGCAAGACTTCCGAGCACAGGAACATTTTTTATAGATGTCCATATATCGCCCATGACACTGCTAAACATAGTCCAAAGGCCGCTGAAGATATTTGTTGCAAACTTAATCGGAGTGCTTAGTACGTTGCTAAATCCAGCCCAGCTTGCAAGCAAGCCAATAGGACCAAAGATCATTCCGAGGAAATTAGAGCCAATGCCATCAGTACTACTCTTTGCCCCTGCGAAATCTGTTCCATTTATAACAGAGGCAGCAGTGATCATATCTTGTTGCATACCAGCAGTAGTCTTGGTAAAGTTTGTTGAAACTTCTCCGGTATTAAAGTTCATAATACCAGTCATATTTCCGGACTCGTCCTCAATTGCAGAGCCAGTCTGGCCAAACTGATTGACCATTCCATTTGTAGTCTGAGTCCAAGTATTCCCGAGATCATCTGTATATACAACAGTATCGGCTGCTATACCAGCAGCAGCAGTTCTGTAATTACCTTGAACTCCGGTGAATACTGCATCAACTTTCTGGCCTGCTCCACTCCATGCAGCCCCAGTTGCCTGAGCAGTCTTCTGAACTTCCTCAGTAATATCATACCCCTTCTTCTTGAACTCTTCAATAAGATTGGGAGTAATAGCGATATTTTTGTCACGAAGTTCTTGTACAATCTGAGCATTAGTTTTCTTACTTGAGCCAGTAGAGTCAAAGAGTGACTTGATAAGTCCGCCAACACCTCCAATAAGGCCGCCAAGCGCTGCTCCAGCGACGGTGGATACAACTGGAATCGGAATGAAGCTTGCTATGGTTCCGCCTATAGCTGCGCCAGCCCCTGCTCCGCCAAGAATATTTGTAGCAAGACTTCCCTTATCTACGCCATTATCTTGGCTAACTTCGTTGGCAGTTTGTCTATCAACAGAAGCTTGCAATTCTTCTTTCGTAGGAACAGGAGTAACGCCTCTAGGAGCACCGGCAAGGGTTTCTGCATCTCTAAGGAACTTATCTATTGCCTTTTGATCTCCCTTAGCAATAAGACCTTGGAAGATGTCAGTCATCCTCTTCCCGCCCTCTGAATCAATATTACCTCTGAGGAAATCTTTTGAGGCTTGAACAATATCTGTCGCAAAATTGGCTGGAAGCGATTTAGCTCCGGAGCCTCCGCCAATATCAGTCATGCTTCCGTCACCCGGAACATCAGAAGCTTCGCTCTTCTTCATAAGAATCGTGACAGTAACAGGCTCAGCAAAAGCGGCCATCCAGTCGGTCATTTGAGACTTACCGCTAGCAATAAACTCCTGAACAACATTCTTATTCGCCGTAAGGAAGACTTCCTTCATAATGTCCATAGCAGTCTGAGTCTTACCCGGCCAAGAATCAACTCCATTATCAAGAAGGACAGTATTAAGCTGATCCATCATTGTCTGAACACCCTCAACAGTTGCTGGGGTATACTGAGTTATAAGGTCAATCTGAGCTTCAATAGAAGTTTTGCGAGTTTGATAGATTTCTTCGGCAGCATCTTTTTCAGCATTAATTTGCTCTTTAAGATTATCTCTTTGCTCAGCAAGAAGATCTCTTCCTCTAGACTTCTCTAGATCTCCCATCTGCTTATTTGATTCAGCACCATTCACCTGCTGCTCAAGGTCCATAGTTCTTACATCATTAAATCTTCCCTCATAAATGGCCAGCAATCTATTCTTCGCATAATTAGCGTTATCAAGCTGGCGCTTCTGCATGATTTCTTTTTTCTTATTAAGATATTCTTCAGTCTTATAAAGCTTTTCTTCCGCTTTTTCTTGATCAGTAATGGCCTTGACTCTATCGTCAAAGATTTTCATTGCAATCTTATGAGAAGCCTCAAGGGCATCGGTGGCGCTCTTTTTGATGTCACCGATCTTTTTTTCCAAAACGCTCATTACCTGAGCAGCCCAATCTTGTGCCCATTCAGGAGCTTTAGAGCTAGCTGCTAAGCCTTCATTAACGCCATCACCAAGTATCTGACCGGCTGTGTTTGCATCCGGTTTAGCTTCCTTTGCTGCATCAATAGTGCCAGCACCAAAAATACCAGATATTCCTTGACGATATGTTGCATCTAAGCTATCAATCCATCCAGCATTTCTGCCGAAAGCATCAAGATCGTCCTCCAAAGTTCTAAGACCAAGAGGATCGTCCAATTTCCCAAAACTAACTGTCTCAAAGAAACCAGCAATAGCTCCCATAACAGGACCCATCCATCCAATGGCTTTTTGAGCGAACTGTTGTAGCATCATAAGGGCAGGTCTTACAAACTCGTAAACAATGGCCAGCGCAGCTTCAAATGCTCCGGAAAAATCTGTTTTAAACAATCTATAAATAACAGCAACAACGTCTTTTACAATATAAGCAGTTCTTTCGAAGAAAGGCCACAACTTAGGAATAATAGCTGCAACAAACTCAATGGCTTTCGCTACACCATCAAGTGCCATTGAAATAATATCTCCAACACCGCCAATAGTTGACCCTGCTTCTTCTGCCCCGCTTGCGCCAGTTCCAAGTTGTCCAAAAACGCCCTTCATTTTTTCAACAATGCCAGAGATGGCTTCCTTAACTTTATTGAAGGCTTCTCCAACTTTTTTCAGAGAAGGTTCAATTTGCTTTCTAATCTGATCCCAGTTTTTCCCAAGACCCTTGAAGGCGACAACTAGCGTTAAGACTAAGCCAATAACTACTGAAATCAGTAAGCTGATCCAATTAAACTTCATGAAGCCATTTGCAATTTTTCCAATCGCTCCGGCAGCGCCAGTCTTCTCAATTTGCATTGAGCCAGTCAAGAATCTGCCAACACCAGAAGCAGCGCCTTTTGCGTTTTCACCAATCTTCTTGTAGTTTATAGCAGTTTTTGGATTAGGTGGAGGAGGAAGAGTCGCCAGTCTAGCCTTCTCGGCATCATTCAATCTTTGTACAACATTTGTCAATCGCTCAAAAGGACCAACAGAAAGATCAATTTTCTTTGGCATTGCCGCGGTAGTTACTTCTCTTTGCTTATCAAGCCAAGCTAAGTGCTTAGCCTTACGAGCAAGCTCATCATAAGAATTAATATTTTCTTTAAGATGAGGAGACTTCCCGGCCATAGCAGGACCAAGGCCAGCAGCCTTATTAATCTTCGAAGCCTCAACAGCAGCGCCAGCTTCAGCGGCATCTCCATAAGCAGCAAAAGGACCAAGGCCAGCCTTAGGATTTACACCCCCAGCGCCAGAGAGGGCTGAGGCCTTAGAAGTAGCAGCAGATTTAGTTGCAGCAGCAGTTTCCGCAGCAGCAGCTTGACCCATTGCAACAGTTTTTTCTTCAATAGCAACAATCGAAGCCTGAGTGGAGGCAGCAAGATCTTTTTCTGTTGTCGCCAATAATTCATTAGCAGCAGCAAGCTCTTTAGTCACAAGACTTTCCGTAACAATCTCAGGAGTCTTTCTTTCTTGCTCTGCCGCTTTTTCAAGATCAGTTAAAGCGCCTCGTTTTAATTTACGTTTTTCTTTACCTCTCAAAAGAGGAACCACTTTATCACCCATCCCAAGGAACCCGCGAGATCCCTTGGGCATAAGTCCCGCTGCAACCTCCGGAGTTACTGTTCCCATTTTCGGAAGAACAAAACTTGCAACTCTAGTAAAGGCAGAGATGGCGTGTTTTGCTTGAGCAAAAATATAAATAATCGGGCCAATTGCAGCAAGAATACCTGCAAACCCAAGGATCATAATCTGGAAAGACTTAGGAGACTTCATGAATGTATCTAGAAGTTTAACAAGTTTATCGCCCAATACAAGGAAGGCCGGAGTTATTGCAGCCCCAAGTTGAACTTTGATATCATCAAACGCTGCCCTCATACGTTTGAGGGCTACGCTTGGATCTTTCTTAATTTCTTCAGAAGCTTTTTTGTATCTCTCCAGAGGTGTAACTGCAGCGCCAGCGGCAACTCCGGAAGCGACAAGGCCTCTGGCATAATCTGACGTAAGGTTGGCCGCTGAGAACGCGTTCCCATTTTCGTCCACCCCATCGCTGAGCATCTTAAGTTCTTTTCTGCCTCTCTCTACGTCAGTAAAGAAAGTTTGCATTCTAGCAGTCTGCCTATTTCCAAACATATCTCCAAGAGCCTTGGATGCGGCTTCCGGAGTCATACCTGCCAAATTTTTGCCCAAAGACATAATCTCAAGATCGGCTTTTTTTACTTGACCAGAAGCATCAAACAAAGAAAAACCCATCTCGGCAATTAAATCAGAAGATTTTTTCGTAGGGTTTACAAGACGTTGCAAAGAGAACTTCAAAGCGTGAGCAGCTTCGGTAGCTGGAATGCCAGCCTTATACATACCAGCAAGAGCAGCGGCTGTTCCACCAGCGCTAAAGCCCATCTGTTTCATAACAGGAGCGACTTCAGGGAAAGCCTGAGCAAGATCAGAAAGCTGCAAAGAAGTTTCATCAGCCACAGCGCTCATCTGAGCCATTAATTCGTTTGTTTTTGCAAGTCCTGCTTGAGTAGTATCCCCTCCAGCAAAAATAGCATTCATAGTTCTGAAAAAGTTCAGCGCTGTTGAAGTATCTGTTTCACCAACCATTGCAACTTCACTAACAGACTCAGCAAACTTCGCAATATTTTCTTCGCCATCAACGCCCAAGGCGGCAATATCTTTGAACAAAGCAGTTGCAGATTTTCTGCCAACACCAAACTCTCTAGACACCCCTCTAATTGACGTAGTAAGTTTGTCGTAATCTGCGCCAAACTCTGTGACCTTCTTCAACTGAACCATCTCAGCAGAGACAGCCGCAAAGGACCTAACCGCCATAGTTCCAAGTCCGACAATGGGAAGCGTAATGCCCTCCATCATCTGACGACCCATCCACTGAGTATTCTTGGCCTGATTAGTCATTTGCTTACTAAGACCCTCAAGATTTCCCTGAAGGACCCTCAAGGTTGCATTAAACTTCTCAGCCTTGGTTGCAGGCTGCATGAAGGCAATGCCGCCCTCGCCAGTTACGGCGCGAAGACTATCTCTAGATGCTATACCGGATCTAGATGTGTCATCCAGATCCCTGCGGAAATTTCGCATATTTTTCCGCAACATACCAAAAGATGTAGGATTTCCGACAACCGGAGTACCCACGGCTTCCATAACATCTTTATAAGCCTTAACGTCAGAAGCCTTAGCGCCAGTTTGAAGACCCACGGCAGAAGTTTTCTGAGCATTTTTAAGTTCTTTTTGAAGAGTTCGAACTTTTGCTGTTAAATTATCTACAGAATTGCCAGCGGGAGCAGTTCCTTGAGCAGCGCTAGACGCAATTTTCGAAAACTCACTGGTAACAGCAGCAAGATCTTTTTTAAGCTTCTCAGTATTAATACTTTTAGAAAGCTGTTTATCTACAGAAACAAGTTGCTGTCCAAGAGATCTAAGGTCCTTAATGACATCCTGAATGCCCTCAGACACGCCTCTGACGTGAATAGTGCTTACTTCATCTTGTCCAGAACCTATAGCCATATCTCACACTCACAAAATCCTGATGGATTACTGCTCAGACTCAATTATAGAATAACCTAGATTTATAGGCAACTTTTGAACTTCATTTTCACCAAAAGCCGGAGTAACTTCCCCGCCAACTCTCGGGTCAGCAAGAGCAAGGGGGACGTACTCACGATTCTCAGTTTTCTTCTCATCTGAATCCGAATAAACGTGCTGGATCGCAGACTCAATCTCTCCGGTGTCACCACCGAATGCCGAAGCCATAGTTCTCATGAAACGCTGCTGTCTTTCAGAAGTCATTTCATAGAGAACAATAAGTTCATCTAAAGAAAGAGATTCCTCAAGATCAAGGAAATTTTTCCATGAACCACATTCACAAAAAACTTCTTGCTCAAGTAATGTTAGAGGGATATCGTCAATAGTGACATCATCGCCACCACTGCCTCCCCCGCCTATGCGTTTGGGTCAGTCCCCATTGCAGCGGTAATAAGCTGATTGAATGATCTAACATCAAGAAGATCCTCAACGGCCTCTGGGTCTGCTGCGATCTCCGGCTCAATAGCCTCAAGAATAACCTGAGCAGCCTCAACCATGAGGTCAACTGAACGATCATCATTCTCAGATGTTTCCATTTCCTTCATAACTGAATTCAGCTTTCTAAGCTGACGCAGGGAAACGGGATAAATTGTCCGTGTCTTGTCTGTAAAAACGACTTCAACTCCCGGACGAATATTGTTAACTTTAGCCATAATCTCACTCCTATAAGGTCAAAGCATATTATAGCACAAAGGGGCGAGTTTCCTCGCCCCTTTGCTACAATATTAAGTTTTAAAGTCAATCAGAGTTGATCAACAATGGTACCGTACTCTTGACCAGTTGCAGAAGGGTCAGGGAGAATACGGAAGTCAACGGGGTATGCTACGTTCTCAGCACGCTTCAGCATATGTGAACTTGAGCTATACTGCATAACTCGGTTACAGTTGTAAGTACGAGTCTTATTTACAGTACCGGAAGTTCCGGGTGCAAGACCGACAATCTTAAGCGCACGCTCAACAGGATAAACAGGCTGGATGCCCATACGGAGGGTCTTTGTAGAACCACCGTATGAAAGATCTGATTCAGCGCCAGTAGTCTGAAGATTCCAAGAGTAAGCAAGATTCTCAAGCGTTGCTTCAGCAAGCTTTGTCTTAACCGAAACCTTGATCTTTGAAACGATTACGCGTGCAGCGTCACCGAACTGATCGATTTCGATATCAACCATATCTGGCTCCCAAGCGATTTCAGCGCCGTCCTGAGTTGCGCCAATATCGGAGACAGTTGCTAGAGTGGCACCAATTGAGATGATACCTTCACCCGTGATAATATTTGAAAATGTTACAGCCATTTCTTTCCTCCTATTCCTATTCTAGAATAAATAAATTTTTACCTTTTTTGGTTCTTCTCTTTGCGAGTTTCATCGCATGATCGAACTCAACTTCATCAGAGCGGCCACCAATCCCTTTGGATTTTTGCCACTCAAACTCATAGACCTTATTTTTAAATCTCACTATCTTGCCAGAGCCTTTGCCAATATAGGTTATTGCTCTATACATAGGATAACTTCCATTTTCTTATAAAGCAATTATATCTCAAGATATCCAACCTCAAAAGACCTGACAATACTTGCAAATCCCTCACGCTCTAGTGCCGAAAACATCCCGCCATTTGCCATTCTGCACCAGCAGAGTCGATAAACTGGAGAGATCATTCTGGCCTTAATTGGGGATATTCCATCGCCAACGTGAAGAAAATTTTCAATAACCTTGGCAATGTCTTTAGCTCGGCTAAGATCTGTATCGTAAACGTAATACGTCAAAGCAGACTCTCTAAGCCAGAACTGTTCAGAGTTTCTAGTAGATGTTGACTCTTCCCAAACTACAAAGGGAGCAGGAGAATCCCTATACCCCGCCAAAGGAGTAATAGACATTCCATCATATCCATGATCGGAGAAATATGACTGCAAAGCCGGATTTATATCTACGCCTATCACAATGACCTCGCAATCATCTTTGCATGAGCCAAAGCAGTTTTCACTGCCTGATCAATCTCAGGTTTAAGTGCTTTGGTTCCGGGATGTGAGGCTGACCTAGCGAAATTGTCATTGCCTACTGGCATAGGCTCTGGAGAAGTGATCGAATGTCCCTTCGTCCCGTAATATATATATTGTCCAACTGCATCTTTTGTCTTTACGCAGATCTTTAAGCCTCTTGTATCTGACTCAACTACCACAACAAAGTGCTTTGCTTTATCTCCAATAGCTTCCTGCAAATTATTCATAATAGAATTCTTGACAGTAAACGCAAGTTGAGTTTTTTTAACATTTATACGAGTTCTTTGATTATCAACTCTTTGTGCAATTGTGTCCGCAGCCTTAATATTATCGATACTCATGGCTCAATCACCGTCTTAACCTTGACTTGAATATGCTGAATCTGTCCGCTAAGCGAAACATTCTTGTCAATCTGAATTACCTGCATATACCGAGAGTCTATTATATTATCGCCAACAATTGTTCTAAGGTTTTTAAATCTTGTTGAGTAACTTATGTCAGCGTCGTGTGGAAAGAAGATTGTATAATAGTCGGCCTCTTCTACCGTAGGAGACACTCGGATCGCTGTAGAGGACCCTGAGGGCACATAGGAGCAAACCTGAGAGCTAGTCTCAAGGTTCCAAGAAGCCTTATTTTGACCCATATCATTTTTGGTCGTCACTCTGCTATAAAGATCAACCCGGTGGCTTAATCTAATAAAAGATTTATTAATAGACATAATCCATATTCCAAAGAACAAAGTCCATAAGCAAAGTATCGACATCGATATTGCCCGTCGAATTAAAGATAGATGGATCGAACTGAAGTCTCAAAGTATCTTGATCCATTCTAGTTACACCATAACGACGACTTTCTCTTTTAACATCATTGAAAAGATCAGTCATCAACAAAGACATTGCCTGCTGAATCTCCCAAGGAACAGTGGGCCATCCCCAATCACCCGTCACATAAACAATAGCTCTATTTGTAAAGATAGCCGGATACAAATCATCACGACGACTATCGGGATACGGATACTGCTGTAACAGTCTTAAGTAATATCTGCTCCTGAGATCGAAAGCAACTTTGTCGGTATAATCAGATTCATCAATAAAGACACTTGAAAAAGAAACTAATCTAGAGTTAAGGTAGATTTGCTCTCTGTTGTTGCCATCATATTTCTTTAACTTATTTTTAACAAACTGAAAATTTTGGCCAGTGTAAGTATCAACAATTCTCCTAGCCATTTTTTCAATAGAAGCATATCTTGCTGTATATTCCGGAAGATCAAACTCTGGATACTCAGCAACAAAATCTGCTAAAGCTACATATGAGTCCTCAATTTTAAACTCAGTAAAATCATAAAATGCGCTACTAGATATAGTCGCTTGCCACTTCAAAGAGTATGTACCAAAAGATCCCAGAATATCTGGATTTAAAGCATACTGATAAGTAGTTCCACTAACCAAAGTGGGAGTTGCAGAATCTACAAGAAGTTCGTCATTCTCATAATAAACAGAAACCTTAATTGTGCCAGCAGTTGGGGCAGAAGGGAAGCTATATGATTGAGTTACAGAAGAGTAAGATTCATAAGTGTTCATATACAGATTATAACACTATCCTCTTTTTTAACCAAGTTTATAGAAGTCTTCAACCATCTTTTTGCTAGCAATAACAAACTTATTTGGGTACTCATTAATAAGATAATTCGCCTCTAAAGGCTCAACAAGCTGAAACGGATCGGCCTTGGTGAACTCAACATTGGGTGAATAATAAGCTTCCCCGAAGTTCATTTTAACCATAATCTTCTCAATATTAAGAGCAGCAAGAGGATCATCAGAGATATTGGGAGTGGCATCAAGAATCTGCTCAGCAGTTTCCACCTTCTTACGAGCAACGCGCTTTGTTGCTTCCTTCTTCACAACATTCTCTACAACTTCAACAGTTTCATCAGTCATTTTTTCTCCTAAAAAATACTAAAGCCGGGGATTTCTCCCCGGCCAAAGTATATCACAATTTTGTGACAAAAGTTATGAACGAACCTTGAGTGCTTCCGGGCGATAGAGAGAAAGTATCTCTAAAGCGAATTCTACCTTATCCTCAATACGTTGCCCCGTAGGCTGCAGTTTACTCCAAAGCTCCAAGTTCTCAATTCTATTATCTGAGCGATTTCCGTTAATGTGATGGACATTTTCATGGGATTTGAGTGGACGCCCAATATGTTCTGCCATTACTAAACGATGCTCCATAATAGTTTGTCGTCTAGTTTTCATTGCTTCATAAAAAGGATGATCTTTAGATAAATAAATATTGACATAACCATTTTTATCTATAGATCTAGATCCCCCAACCCAATGAATATTATGCTGGCCATAACGTCTATCAATATGTTCAACTCCATTTTCTTCACATATTCTTTTGACGGTCTTGTGAGTTCTGCCAACTTGTTTAGAGATATTTGTGTAACTTATACCGGAATTGCGTAAATTTAATATTTCAGTCACACTTTGCTCTGTCAGAATTTTTCTAGACATGAATAATGGCCTCCTATTGCTAGGAGGCCATTATAACACAGTGATCTAGTTTGCGTCAACTTATGACGTTAAGAGCTAACTACGCACCTTGACATTTCTTACGTGAACGTAAGCAGCGGCGTTTTCGATCTGATTGGCAACTCGGATAAACTGAGTGTATTCAATCGTGTCCTTCTTGGGCTTGAACTCACGGTAAACCGTGATGTCACGCTGAATGCCGATAATACGGTTCTGCGGGAACGTAAGTTCAACGATACCATGATTGCCTGAGGCAGCAGTATAAGTGCCAGTCTCAGTTTCAGGGTAAAGAGGAACCTCAAGCAGCGGGATGCCGAACGGACGAATGCCATTGACATAATCCGTACCAGCGCCACCACCTGCACCGCCCATGCCCTGATTGACGATAGCATCGCCAAGAAGGGAACCAGCAGCAGCACCAAAGCCGGAACCAGTGGTACCAGCACCGCCACCGGGGTTGTAGGTAGCGTTAGCCGTAGCGTCAAGCGAAAGACTCCAGATGTAGTCCTGAAGCAGCGAGCTAGATGTTGAGAAAGCAAGCTGCGAACGACGCTGAAGGTACTTGTTCGGCAGGGCACGAAGGGCCTTGTCGAAGGTTGAACGGGTAAGGTTGCCACCGGCAGCGTCAACAACAACGCCACTGGTACGAGCAAGAACCTTGAAGCCATTAAGTGCCTTATACAGCGGATCTGCGGTAAGAGCAGTGCTGCCATTGATGTAAAGGTCCTCAAGATCGTTAGCGGTCTGGCGAGCCATAAGCGAAGCTACATGGTCCTCCAGAGAATCGCCTTCGATATTGTCCTCAAGGCCTTCAGTTGTAAGTTCCCAGTCAAGACGAAGTTTAACAGTCGTCATAGAAACCTTGGTGAAAGTGGGATCAGCATTGCTGCCGTCATCCGTACCTTCAGTAGCCTTACGCATGATGCGCTGGCCAATGTCAACCTTATCGATCTCAACAGTCGGAGCGTTCATACGAACGATACGAGCCGTCTTCATAAGGACTGACTGATCAAACAGGTAATCAATAAAGCGATTAGCCTGTCTGGGCTTCAGAATACCGCCTGTACCGGCGCCAATCTGTGTTGTGTTAATAACCTTTTCTAAAAGATCTCTACTGCTCATCATTCACCTCCATTAGTCATGAATTGTAGCCTAAGACCTTAACGATCTCGGCAGGGACGAACATTCCGCCCCAAAAGCTTTCCGACTCAACACTCTTTTCGAGAGTCTCACCATCTGCAATATCATCGGCATCTACGTCAACCGACTTCTTTTCTGCACCTGAATTAGCAACCTTCTCAAGATCACTTGAAAGCTCTTCGGCGGAATCCTTTACCTCAGAAACGGACTTTTCGATGGCATCGATCTTTCCGTCTACCTCTGCTGTAATGTCAGCCTTGACCTTTTCAAGCTTCTCATCAAGAAGAGCGCTTATTCCATCAAGTACCTTCTCAAAATCCATTTCTTCTTCTCCTTCTGGAGTCTCATCATTAAATGAGACATCTTCTCCATCTTCCGACTTCTTCACAGTCTGGAGAGCGTACTCTCCGGGACCCTGACCTGTCAGAGCTTCGTCGCCACCAGAAACATTTGAGGACGACGTAGAATTAATAACTTCCATCTTGGGCGTGGTGTCTCCAACACTTTCTTCAAGCATTCCTCCACCAACATTGATAGTTACTCTAGGAGCATTATCCATGTTGCCCTCAGAAACAATTCTAAGATTGTGATTCATGCTAGTAACATCAACAACCTGTCCCTTCTCAACAGTTTCCTTACCGAAAAGGAAATTGCCAAGCTTGGACAGAATAGTTTCTTTTTGCATATCAGTGAAATCTTCTTGAGACATATCATTGATAGTAGCATAGTTTTTTGCTAATTGCAAATCATTATTATTTTTTGATACCATAACTTCCTCTCCAATATCTTCAGTTTCATAAACTTCATCTGAGACTTTTAATTGCCAAGCCCACTTTTGATGACTATCAATTCTTTCGGCAAGGAAATTTGCAAGACCCTGCTGATTTGCATTTGCTGCAACCTGAAAAGCTACATTCAATGTGTCAAGAACTGCATCATTGTCTCTAGCCAATGCCTGCACCATATACTGAGGATCAACTGAATCAACGACTGCATCTGCTAGAGTTGCATTTGCAATGGATTCAGTAATGCTCTTTGGAGCAACTCCACCAAGCTTAACAATATATTCAGCCAATGGATCTACACTACTAAAAACGTCATCATAAATTTCACCGAAAAGACTGTGATAGACAGCAAAGTCATCACCTCTTACATTCCAGTGATAACCATGAGCATGAGAATACATAACCAGTGCATCCGACACTGACTTTCTCAGAGAATTAATAACCTGTAAGTCCATGCCATTTGGCATGGGCATCATCTTATTAATATTATTTTCCATATTTAATCCCGTCTCCTTCAAGACAGTCGGCAACTCGCGATCAGGTCCATTGACTCTACGCCAAGCAGCACGAATTTTTTCCTTAACCTTTGGCAAATCTCCAGAAGGAATCTGAACTTGATTCCCTCTGAATCCCGCCGAAGTAAGCGCAGTAGCCGCTCTAGAAACCTGAGTTACTGTTTCTTTTTGAGAAATACTATCCCAAAGTCTCAACTTCCAAGTTGAAGGCTTTTCTGAATCCGGAACGTAAGCAAAGGCAGCGGCGGGAAAATCTTCCCCGTCTTCGCGCTTAGTCACTGCTTTATTCATTTCATCATCATCATAAATTCCCTGCTGAGGCTTTTTAATGCCGCCGCCTCCTGCGCCAACTGACGCAGTATCGACAGATTTATCCAAAGCTGCAATAATAGAAACCGTGGAAGATCGATGTCCTACGACAGTCTCAGTAGCAGCCCATCCGTCACTCGTCTCTTTCCAGATCTGTATCAAAAGAGCGGGGTCTTCTTCACTTCCATTTATAGAGAAATCAGAATCTGGAACATTCACAGATCCGCTATTTTGAATTCTAACCACTTTGCCGCGAGCAGTACCGCCAGAAGAATTCCAAGAAACAAAGTTTCCAACTCTAGGCATTGCCTTCGACATACCATCTCCGGGATCTTCAACACTCATACCATCGACATCAGTGCCAACACCCTTGTCCATAGCTTTAATTCTATTAGTAATAGCGCGCGCCCAAGTTTGGCCGGGATCTCCGCCCCACAAAGCCCAAGCGATTCTTCCAGCGCTAGGATAACCATCGCCGGGAGTGAACCCCCTACCTTGCTTATCAACCTCATGACGAGAGAAGAATGAGTGCATTCTTTTAACAGTCGAAATGCTCAGAGTATCTTTATTCATAATATCTCTAGCTCTAGCTACACCAACAGGAGTTCCGCCACGATTAAATTCTTTTCTCCACTCAAGACCTCGGCGCGCTTCCGCAGCCATAGCATCTGTAGGAACAGTATCAATGTCAGAAAGAGCCTTCTGAAAAGAATCATTAATAGCTTCATAAAGCTTGTTAACTAGAATTTCATCATATTCTTGAGCTTTTCCAACGATAAGCATTTCATCTTCACATACAGGGCAAACGCTATCCCCGCCAATTGAAGTGTAAGCATCTTCTTCACAATAATAAACATCCTGCATATCTTCAGCAACATACTCAAGCTCACCATCAATACTCTTGATCATTGCGAACATACCAGCAGGATTGCATGGATTATCAACGACACTAAGTTCACCAAGTTTATAATTAACAATTTCGTTAATATATCGGCCAAGCTTTTCGGATTTTTTCTTCTCTGCCCTTACGACATTGCCACCAATAGAAAAGCCGCGAAGGGTGCCGTCAAGAATCTTCTGCCAAGTGTTTTCAGCGCCCTTTGAGATATATACGGAAACTTCAATACCCTGATAAGTTTCACCCTCAAATACTACCGGGACGGGCTTCCAATCAACAAGCTTTCCAACGGCAACTGGAGAATGCATTTCGCGAATATTGCCAATCCAATTGGAAAAAGCTTCTACAGAAGCATCAAAATTTACAACATCATCCACAAGATCCGGATTATCGGCTGTAGCAATACCAGTTACGATTCTCTGTTCTTTATTGATCTTTTGGAATGGGAAAGTAAAATTTAAATCTGCTGAGTGCATCATCATGCCTCCAATCTTGTAATTGTATATCAAATATTACATAAAGTCAATTTATGTTAAATTGCAATATCTTTAATTGTCATAGATGGTATTTCATAATAGATCAAAGAAAACATCATGCGGTTTCATAAGTGAAGTGATAGCGAATCTGCACGTTTGCCGCTATTGGCGCGGATGTCGCCGTGATTACAGCGTTGTTGATAACAATCGCTGCTCTTGCGGTGTTGTCAGCAGAAAGTCGTAGCATCCCGAAAAACGGCGATAGAGCAGCATTATTTGCACTACCTAGTTGCTGCTGAAAAGTGGCCGCCACAGGTGCAACAGGAAGGCTGAACATATAGTTTCCGCTACCAGCAGTGACGCTAGTGCTACCTGCGATTATTAACGCCCAGCCCATTACCGTCTTTCCGATTTGCACATAGGCACCGGAAGTAGTGAGAAACCCGCCTGATCCGAGATTCGGATTGGTAGTAGTAGCGGTTACCGCTGGGGTCCAAGAAGTCCACACGCCACCCTGCCAAGTAGTGTCGTAGTTTGTTGCACTATTCTTTACAAGTAACTGACCAGTAGTACCACCAACTGGAACTCCCGCACCTTGAGGGCCTTGAGGACCCTGAGGACCCTGAGGACCCTGAGGGCCTTGAGCACCTTGAGCGCCTACTGACCCCTGAGCGCCAACAGAAGTTTCAACCCAAGCGGAACCATTCCAAAGTTTTATAACAGTCATATTCTACTCCTATACAAATTAACATCAATAGTAGATGCAGCAATTTCTGGACTAATCGGCCATCCATTACTTAATAACAAGTTAAATGTATCTAATGAATTATTAACCAAATCAACATAATTTACAATAGTTAAATTAATATCAGATCGATTAGATAAAATTTCTTCTATAGAAGCTCTCATATCTATAGCCGTCTGATTCACCGATCCGCCAAAAGACTGAAAATAGGACAATTGCATCTCATCTACAGACCTGCTCGTTAGAGCAATGGTCCACTCACCTTCTGGCAGATCCGTTAAATTATATACAGACATTTTTAAAACATTATCATCAGGAACTACCTCAACCCACTCGGATGCAAGTTGAGTTAAATACTCATGAGCATAATAATCGGTATTTGGATTCGGATTATAGTTCAATGAATCAACTTCACGACTTCTGATAGTTTGCTCAATATCTTTATTATACCAAATAGGCATTTGAGATGAAAAAGAAAGAGCATAAGTTAAAGCTGTAGTTCCAGTTCTATTAAGACCACCAACAATATACTTCACTATCTCACCGCCAAAAGAACGCCCATTTGATATGCCAAAGTGTTGCCCACAGTAGCAGTTCTAGTGCCAGTAGCACCAGAAGCAGACAGTGTTTCAGTGGACATAAGTGAATTCAAGTAAACACTATTTGGAGCACCAAAAACATTTAAATTAGATCTCTGAGTCATTGAAGCAGGCTTAGTCAATGTTCCTAAACCGTAAAATGAAGATGACCAGTTAAACCAGCAACCCACCAGCAAATCTGACGCTGTAGTAGTAGTGACAGATGAAGCCACAAGTCCGGAAGGTGTACCGACAACATCGAATGCTGTAGCCCCAGATATCGCCATAATCGACATAGTTCCCGCATTCCAGTTAGCCCCACCCGTCCACGTCAAAGAAGTTTCAGAACCAGTAGCAGTCTTTGTGAATACATCCATAACAAAAAGATCGCCCGAAAAGTTGTCAAAGGCTGCGCGAGTTGTCCATCCCGGAGGAGGGTAGGCTCCAGAGTATCCCGGGTTACCAGTCTTTGCGTCTGCGCCAATATTTACTTGCATAACAAGAATATCACCAGCAGCAAAGCCAGCAGGCATAGCGCAAGTCATAGTAGAAGAAGTTGTAGTAGTAGTAGCAACAGATCTAAAAGCTGGACCAGAAGCAGCAGCGGCTACACGCGAAGATGCTGTTACGCCCAAGATCATGTTAAATCACCGATCAAAACCCATGTATTAGTAGCCCGTTTGATGAGTGTTGCAGAAGACCACTGTGCCCTCAAAACTAAACTAGGAGTAGCATTGACAGTGACAGTTCCATCAAACGGAGCAACAGTAACTGCTCCAGTTCCGGTAGCCAAAAGATGGATCTGAGTTCCAATAGGAAAGGCTACAGAACCATTAGTAGGAACAGTTATAGTAGCAGCAGCAGAAACTTCAACCAAAGTCTGTTCATCAGTCAAAGCCAAAGTATAGTTAGCTGACTTAGTAGAAGTAGCCATTCTATAAGGGGCAAATAAAGAACC